GAACAACGGAGACACTGTCATGAAGATCGAACTCAGGAAGATCAAGCTGCTCAAAAGCCTCTCGGAAGAGACACCGGCCTACACTGCGGACGTCTACGTGGACGACGTGCTGTTCTGCCACGTCTCGAACCACGGCCACGGCGGCTGCGACATGGAGCATCCTCCGAAGGGTGTGACTGGCAACGAGCTCTACGGTCGGCTGGAGCTGCTTAACAAGCAGATCGGCGAGACCTTCCCGGAAGTCCCCTACGGACACGGTATGGAGGGCAGCTTCAAGCAGACGCTGGAATACATCTGCCACGGTCAAGTGTGGGACGACGACCTCGCGAAGACCGTGAAGCGCGACCTCGCCGCCAAGGTGATGTTCCTCAAGACGGACGGCAAACTGTACGGCATCAAAGCGAAGGGCGAGGCCGAACAGCAGCGCGTCATCGCCCACATCGCCTCGAAACCCGAGGTGAAGTCCATCCTCAACTCGCTGTCGCTCAACGACGCGGCCGCGATCTACAAGGCGCAGTGAGATGGCCTTCTCCCTCAGGATACTGCCCAGCTTCAAATCGGCTCTGCCGCCCCATCCGGCGACGAAGCCCAACGGCAACGACGTGGTCAAAGCGATCAGGAGCGCGAAATGAAAGTCTTCATGGTGCTGTGCACATCCCGCATCGACGACGACGAGACGACGGCGGACACCTTCAAGAAGTGGTACCCCTCCAAGGAGGTCGCCCTTCAGGAGGTCGAAGCCCACGCGCTGGAGCTGTGGAACGGGTACATTGACCCGAACGACGGCGACGAGCACAGGTTCCCCGGCCTCGTCCACGTCGGCGACACCCACACGCTGGAGCTGGACGGCGGCTCCGAGGAGTTCGAGATAATCGAGTTAATGCCTCACCAGTAATTGGACCACCCCCTGTTCCCTTAAACCCAACCCCGCGACAATCTCGCGGTTCTATCACAAGGAGCTACCCAATGATCGACCTCAACGGCATGAAGACCTCCGAACTCGTCGCTCTCTACAACGAGCACAGCGGCAAAGCCCCGATCACCAAGTGGAAGCGGAAGGTGACTGAGCTGGTCGCCGCCGTCCTGAAGCTGAAGCCCGACCTGTTCTTCGTCAGCACCCACACGTTCGACGAGGCGTCGCAGGGCGAGCTCGCCGCCCAGTCCGGCCGTCCGGTCGACGCCGACGAGACCGTCGTCGCCGCGCCGACCAAGTCCAAGAAGAAGGCCAAGGCGAAGTCCAAGGCGAAGGGCGAGACCGACCGCGGCGCGATCCGCCGGTTCTGCGAGGAGCTGCTGCTCAAGACCAGGGGCACCGACCCGGAGACGAAGCGCCCGATGGGCCTGCCGTACTCGGACATCCTCGCCAAGGTCGCCGAGAAGTTCCCCAGCGCCGAGACGTCGCTCAACTGCCTCCGCTGGTACGCAACGAAGATGAACAAGCGGACCGGCGCCGAGAAGGTGCAGATGCCGGTGCGACCGAAGGCGAAGCCTGAGGCCGCAGCCGCCTGAGCTGCGGCGTGGTCGCCGAGGCGTGATAGCCCTCGGAGGACGCGCCGACAAGCCCCTCCCGTGAAGAGCGGGAGGGGCCTCTGACCCGAGCCACAAACGGTCCATGGAGGGCCACATGAAACACGTATTGATCGTCGCCACACTGCTGGCAATCGCCACCCCTGCCTCCGCCGACTACCGACGCCCTCGCGTCCACCTGTTCGGCGTCACGCAGTTCCCGTCGCACTGGCTGCTCGACAGGGGCCCACGCATCGTGAACGTCCCGACCCGGATGGACGGCTCGCTGGCTGTCGAGTTCAACGACAACCCGAACTGGGGCCGCAACTGCCGCTCCTGCTTCGACGCCTCGAAGTAGGTCGGCGAGATGACAGAGCAGCGCTCCAGCTTACTGGCCCTCGCCTGGGCCTTCGTCACCATCGTGTTCGACGCCCTGCGTCGACGTTGGAGGAACCGCCATGAACAGTAGAGACATACACGGCGACGGCCACGGCTTCCGGGCAGTCAGCCAGGGAGGTCCGCCGTCCAGGTCGGCCGTCCGGACCGAGCAGATGAACGCGCTCGTCACCTCGATGGCCAGCGCACTCGACAAGTTGAAGGCCGGCATGGAGAGCGGGCCCGAGGGCGACCCGGTCTCGCTCACGCCGGCCGAGGCCACCGTCGTCTACCGCCTGCTCACCGAGCAGCTCGGAATTTTGCACGGAGCGAAACCATGACACGAGGAACAGTCGCCAGCAGAGCAGCGTACTCTGTGCCCCTGCCAGCAACGAACACACCTCCCGCCGAAGGGCGCAAGGTCTCCGGCACCTACCACGTTGGGTACCCCGACATAGACCGCAAGGGCACGACCCAGTCGTCGCTGCTGGCTGTCTGCGTCGAGGACGGCAGCCGGTACGCCGTCTATGTCGGCATCTGCACCCTGCCCGACCCGTCTCACCGCCTGTACGACAAGGCGCGGAAGATCAAGGCCGAGAAGATCGCCCAGATGGGCACCAAGCTGAACTTCCAGCAGTCGCGGACCTACTTCCGCAACATCCCCGAGGACCACTACAGTGCGTAGGCACTGGTCCGAACAGTTCGGCTGCCGCTGCGGCAAGACCTTCCGGTCCTACGCGGCGGAGGCCTTCCACCGCCACAACTTCCCGGCGCTCTGCCGGAGGAAGAAGGAGAAGCCTGATGGCAAAGCAGCTATTCGTCCCCACGTCGACGGAGATGCACGAGAAGGACAGCCAGCGCGAGATACTGGAGGCCAAGGTCTACCACAAGGGGATGCACGAGCACTACCGCCAGATGCTGGAGGACCTCTTCAGCCAGCTCGAGGCCGGTAAGCCGGTGGTCCTCCGCTTCGGCCACCACGAGCCCCTCATCGTAATTCAACAGCCGGAGACCCGAGATGGCGTACAAGCCTAAGCCGATCAAGACGACAGTCACGGGCGCGATCCAGGACGCCTTCGCAGCGATCGAGGAGCTGGCGACTGAGATGCGCGAGACCGCCGACAACATGGAGAACGGCGGCATGGGCCACATGTCCAAGTGCGAGACCGCCGCCGCCACGGCCGACGAGCTGGAGCAGCTTCAGCAGCCCGATGACCCGGACGACGTCATCGGCAACTTGGAGGTCAACTCCACCGAGCTGGTGAACAAGGACAAGCGCCGCGGCACCTCCCGCGACATCCGACTGTCCAACGCTCAGTCCCTGCTCCAGGACGCCATCGGCGTGCTGAACGAGACCGACTTCGAGGAGGTGCTGAAGGGCGACGAGAGCACCGTAGACGCCAAGATGGCGGACGACCTCAGCAGTGAGGCGGAGGAGCTCGCCAACGAGCTCGAGGAGGCGGCGAACGTGACGGTCGAGTTCCCCGGGATGTACGGATGACGAGGCCGATGCGAGACTGGCAGCGGATGGCGCTGCCGATGCAGAACAACTACCTGCTCAGGACCGATGGCGGGATCGTCCTCGCGGTCCTGAGCCGCGCCAGGAGCGGCAGCATACTGTGGACCTGGAACTCCGTCGTGGACGCGGCCAGGAGATGCGACGGCACGTTCGTCGCCACCGAGCTCGGTGACGCCCAGGAGCTGGTCGAGAACGCGCTGGTTCATGCTGGCATCTGCCGGGACCGCTCCTACACCTGAAACGAAGGCCCGGAAGCCATGGCGCAAGCCAGGTCTCCGGGCCTTGTTCAGGAGCCGTTATCCGAGCCGGTTCAGCGTCCGGCCGAGTAGTTCCGGGCGGTCGGGTCCGGCCTGATGCCCGGCACGCCGCCGTCCCGAGGGCCATCGCCACGGTTCACGTGGGCAGTCGAGTTCCACATTTCGGCTTGAGGTCCAGGCTGCGGCTTAAAACCAGGCGTGTGGCGCGTCTCGGGCCGACCGGACATCTTTGCCAGCGCACTGTCGTCGAACACCAGCACCACGTCCGGGAAGACCGCCCTATCGGGGAACGTGAGACCAGCCGGCGGCGGTTCCTTGCGCAGCTGCTTCTCGATCATCGCCTTCTCGCGGTCGGTCAGCTGCGGCTGGCTGTCAGCCAGCACGCGGCGGTCGAAAGCGGCGGCCAGGGTGTGGGCGTCCTCGCGCTGGTAGCGCTGCTCGGTCGTCGTGTCCCGTGCCAGCCAGCGCTTGATGAAGACGGCCGAGGCGGCGTCGGCCATGATCTGGCTTAGGCCGAGATGGTCACGGAGGAAGCCTCGCACGAAGAGGCGCAGTGGTTCCGCTGTCGGTTTACTCATGCTAGGGGGTCTCCTCTGTCGTCATCGATCTCGGGCACGTCGTACCGGAGCACGATGGAGTTGAACGTGTCTGACGTCTTGAAGCACTGAACGCGCGCGCCCTTGTCGTTCAGCCTGGACAGCACCAGCTCGTTGTCCACCCTCGGGATGTAACCCAGCTTCAGGCCGGAGGTGGTGAATATCTCGATGGCGTTCTTGTCGAACGCGTTCGTGGGTTCGGGCTTCAGCACGAGCCTGGTCTGTGGGCGCATGCCCATGAGGGCCTGCGGCGCCCCGTCGTAGTTGTTGAACCCCGCGATCCTCGTCCTGATCTGCTTCACGGCTCGTCGCCCTCTCTTACCAGAGTTACTTCCTGGGTCTCGTTGATCCTGTAGGACAGCCTGGAGACCGCGCCCAGCATCATGGCGAAGTTGTCAGTCTCGGACCAGGAGGTCCACACGGAGTCGTCGCTGCCGACGGCGGCGATGGCGACCGACTTCAGCCTGCCGTCCTTCGCCATCTTGAGCGCGTCCTCGAGCCTGGCGACGACAGTCTCCTGCACGTGCTTCGGCCGGGTCTTCAGCTCGACTATCTTCTCGTCGCTCATAGCTTTGTCGCCATCAGGTAGACCGTGACGCCTATCGCGAGTATGATGAGGACGGCGACAGCCTCGCCGCGGTCCATCTGGCCGAACTCCAGTGAGATGATCTTACGCAGCATCGGCCTTCTTCCTCTTAGGTGCGCGGCGGGGTCGCCACGGTAGGATCGCGCCGTCCAGGTTGAGCTGGACCTGATACCAGCGGAGACACTTGTCCGTCGTGGAGCTCTCGGGGAACTCGTCCTTCAGCTTGCCCAGGATGTGATCGTAGGAGAAGCCGACCGGACGCTTGCTGTGGTCCTCGTAGTCGGTCTTGAGGAGCCACTCGTACGCCGCGCTCTTGATCGTTCGCGCCGATCGGCGGCGGCGCTCGGCGTCCTTGAGCTCCATGATCTTCTCGGCGAGGCCCTTCTTGTCCTCGCTGGGCCACTTCTTCAGCTGGGGAGCCTGGTCGCCGGCGAGCCGGTTGTGCTCCTCGATCAGCTGGACGATAGTGAGCCCGCACAGCGCTTCCAAGTCCATGTGTTCGACCCTCAGTTGAGAGGAGCCTACTGCGAGGCCCCGCCGTCCGTACTCCCGCGAATGCTAACCGAGGGTGGAACGATAGGACGTCGCCCGCCGGATGATCTCAGACGGCAGCGAGCGGCGCGGGTCGACCACAGAGAAGTTGTGCAGCTCCTCCTCGGTTCGGCCCTCGATGGTCCTCCACAGCGTCCCGGGCAGCAGGTACATCATCGCGCCGTCCGCTCCGCTCCCGACCTGCAGCAGGAAGAAGTTGTTCCCGCCGGCCAGCCACCGGAGGCGGTGCCAGACCTTCTGCTCCGGCCGGATGTACTCGTCGTTGGGGTTCAGTATCTGCGTGGACGGCCTGGCCGGTCGAGCCGCGGTCTTGAGCTCTATGTCGAAGTAGCCGCCGAGGTAGCAGCCCTGGACGTCGGGGTCGCCCACGCCGACCAGGTTCTCGATCCGGCGGATGTGCAGGTCCCTGTCGAGCTCGTCCTTCGCCTTCGCGAGCCAGTTCCACAGGTCCGTCTCGCTGACTTTGCTGTCGCCCCTCAACATGTCGCTATCCTCTTCTGCACGTGGAAGTGGACGCCCTCGACGAAGCCCTTGAGCTTGGCGTAGCGGGCCACTGTCGGCGAGACGAAGAGCGGCATCGCCTCGAGACACCGCTTTATCATCGGGATGTCGGCGTCGGTGAAGTGGGCGTCGAAGTCCCACACGGTCGCACAGGCTTCCAGATCGATCTTGCTCATCGTCGGCGCTTCCATACGTTGACGGTCGTGTCGCCGACCTTTATCTCGTCGGTCCGCTCCCAGTCCGTCCCACGGTCGTTGATGAGCAGCCCGAGGGTGCAGAGCTCGCCGTCGTCGCCCGGGAAGCAGCTGCGGTCGGACTGGCAGATGAACGCCTCGTCGACGAGGTCCATCTGCAGGGCGTTGACCGCGATGTGCAGACCGCCGATGAGCCAGCCGCCCGTGTACGTTTCGGCGAACCAGGACAGGTTCTGCACGAGTGGCGAGGCGGGTGTGGCGGCCTGCGGCGGCACGGGTTGCTGGCTGAGCCGGTGGATGTTGCGGCCCTTGAGCCTGTGTGGGAGCAGGTCGTACGTCCTCGATCCGCACCCCAGCTCACCGCCCACGTGGCTGAGCAGGCGAAACACCGCCTTGTCGAAGGGCCCGGTCCAGGACATGTCGTCGTCCTTCCGCCGGGCCACGTAGCCGTCCTTGCTCACCGCCATCAGCAGTCTCATCGCTTGGTCTCCTTCTTGAGCCACTTCTCGCCGATGCGACAGAGACCAGCCTGCTCCGTCTGCACCATGTACTGTACGAACTTGTCGAACGACTTCGCGCTCAGGACCGTGCCGGTCCAGTGGGCACCGCCGTCGAACAGCTCTGAGAAGGCGGGCGTCGTCTCGACCCGGTCCTTCGGCTTGAACTTAGCGGTAATAGAAGCGGGGGAGGCAGTCGACGCAGATGAAGCCTCGGTGCCTTTGGCGGCCGATCCAGTCTTGGGCCTGGGCGAGGCAGCTGGCCGGGAAGGTCCTTTCGAAGAACGGACGCGGGTCATCGCCGTGGTACGTGAAGACATAAGCGTGCATCTCCCAGGGGTCTAGCGGTTGGCCTTCTCCAGGACCAGGTCCACGTGGCAGGGCTTCGGCTTGCAGAAGCATACTAGGTCCTTTCCCCGCAACGGCTCGCAGTCTAGCGACGGCAGAACCTCGCAGCGGAACCTCTCTATCGCCTTTTTCCTGGTCATGTTCCCTGCGATCGGGAAGGGGTTGCCATAAGGTGAACCCCGGCCGCAGTAGACTGCGCCCGGGGGTATGACGTCGCGGTACTTGTTGAGGACGCGCGGCATCAGCCTGCGTTGAACTGGTCCGCGATGCGCTCGCTGTCCTCGGTCGACTTCCGCACGAAGGCCACCAGGATGGAGCCGTCGACGAGGTTGACCTTCGCCGCCTGAACGTCGGCGTCCGTGAACAGGAAGCCAGGGACGGACGCCTTGGGCGGCACGATCATCACGGCGTACAGTCCGACCGTCATCTCGGCGGGGACCTTCGCCTTGATCGCCTCGGGGCAGTCCTCCGCGGACCAGAACAGGACAGCGCTCGTACCGCCCCTCTGGGCCTCGATCGACCGCAGGGCGACGACGCCGAGGTCGCGGCCCATGATCGCGCCGATGTTGGCGAACGCGTTGACGAACGGGTGGACGGCGGGGTCATCGCCGGGCTTCTCGGGCGGGGGTGCAGGCATAAGCTTCAAAGGATCAACTCCGGCTTGGGTGAGTAGGATGGCCACGCGACGTCCTGCGCGGCCTTGCGGTACGTCCAGACGAAACCGTCCGGGTCGCGGAGGACGTCGTCCCGCGTCCAGGCGTAGAGCTTCGGCCCCTGCGGGTACATCGTCTGCGACAGGGCGGCGTCCACCATGTCGTAGTGCGACTTGTATAGGTGCGCGTGGGCCAGCGTGACGTGCATCGAGCCGAGGCCCATGGCTCCGACCGACGCAGCGACGACCGCCATGAGCATCGCGTGGCCCATGACGTCGTACGGCAGGCCGACGAACACGTCCGAGCTGCGGATGAACAGGGAGCTGTGGAGGAGGCCGTCGACCAGCGACAGGGTGAAGCCGACGGGACAGGGCACGTTCTTCTGGCCGGCGGCGCCGAGGCCGTCTACGCGGGGGTCCCAGGCCTGTACCCAGATACGGCGGTCCGTGCTGTTCTTCCGCAACGCCTCGATCGCACACCAGAGCTGGTCACGGTCGAAGGCGTAGCGCCACCGATAGCCGTACGCCGCCTCGACCGTCTTACCGTCCGCCTCGACGAACTTGTCCCAAATCTTCACGCCGTGCTGGTTGAGGAACACTGTGTCCTGGTCCCCGCGGATGAACCACGCGATCTCCGCCGCGGCCACATGCGGGAACAACTTGCGGGAGCCTGTGACAGGCAGCGTCTGGTCAGACAGGTCGATCTTGAACGAGTAGCCGCCAGGGATCATCTTGATCTCGACGCCGGTCCGCTCGTTCACCTCGGAGAACGGACTGGAGACGAGGTCGCCCAGCAGATCGTGGTAGGCTGTGTTGAAGTTCTGCAATTCACTTCTCCAGTGAGGTCATGAGCTGGTCCAGGTTGAACCGCAGCTCCTCAAGTGTCCCGTTGTTGTCGAGGACGTAGTCCGCCATCCACGGCTCGACCGTGCAGGACGACTTGTCCTCCGGCGGGACGTGGTCAGATCGGTCGACCCAGATGCAGACGTCGTACAGCCCGGAGTTCTTGACGGCGGCGAACTCCCGCTTGCTGCGCAGGCCACAGTAGATGTCGTGCTCGGCGAAGATAGCCTTGCCCAACGAGGCCTTGTCCGGCGTGTTGAACCGCTCGATCTCATCGAACCAGAACTTGCGATGGTTGTGCCGGTCGTTGAAGCACGCCTCGACGCTGTCGTAGAGCATTGGGATTGAGGTCTTGCCCGTCTCGGGGCCGAGCGGTGTAGAGAGCCACTCCTGACGCGCGCGCAGGAACGCCGGCATCATCACCTTCTCGGCGCAGAACAGACTGCTCGACGTGAAGGAGAGCCCGTAGTGGTCCCTGAGCATCTCGGCGACGGTGTCCTTGCCGTGCCGTCCGTAGCCGAGCAGGAGGACCTTCCTCTTCGGCAGGGAGGCGCCGTCGTAGGGGTTATGCTTTGGCTGGATGAGCGTCGTGTCCCGGCGCTTCAGGCCGACGTACTGCCCGCGGCCTTCGATCTCGGTCATGAAGAGCCAGTCCCAGTCGGGAGCGCGCCACTCATCGGGCTTGGCCGCCTCGTACAGGCTGCCGCGCTTGTTGGTCCCACCGACCTTCTTCATGTTGGCGTCGTGCACGAGCTGGAAGGCTGGACCTGGTCGTATGCCCATCTCGAGGAGGCGTCCGTAGGCGAAGTAGATCAGGTCCACCAGGGCGTCGGCCTCGTCAGCCGCGTTGGCGGCATCCTCGAACTCGTTTACCTCCTCGCGCAGGGCCTCGAGGCCCTTCGCCTTGCGCTCCGGGCTCAGGCGCGTAGGATACTGCGGTATCGGCAGACCCGTCACCGTCTGGTGGAACCGCTCCACCATCGCCAGCTGCTTCTCGAGCATGAGCCCTCTCCATGTACCACGTCAACTTGCCGTCGGTCGGGTACACGTCGGTCCTGCCGTCGATGAAGATCGCCCAGCTGTCAGACGCGTACTTGCCGCATCCAGGTAGCCTTAGGACGTCCGAGGCAGTGAGGGGGACTTGCGTGGTCCAAGCCTTGGCCATCGCGACCAAACGAGCAGACCTGATGTTGGAGAGGCCGAGAGGCCTGAGCGTCGGGACGAGCCTAGACGGCCTTGCTGTGGCGAGGCCACTTGCATCGGCGTAACGCGTCCTCAGCTTCGCGAAGGCGACCCGTGCTACCTCCCACGTAGTTAAGTTGACGAGGCAGCACGCAACCAGCATCCAGAACGGGTCCGCCCTGAGGTCCTGCTGGAAGAGCTTTCCCCTCGGTGGAGCGCAGGACTTTCCTGAGCTCCGTGCGCGAGTTCTTGAGCGCGCGCCTGTCGCTCGGTGAGCCGGGGAAGACGTACCGGCAGGCTCGGCCGAGGTAGGTGAACCGGACGTCCTGGTGGCAGCCGCCCGTGACGCCGAACGCGTACGGCCGCGGGACTTTGAACTCCTCGAGGCACCGCTCGACATACTCCCGCGCCTCCCTTCCTCGCTGGCTCATAGCCCGATCTCCTTTTTGTGCTGCTCCCACAGGGCCGGGTCGTCGGTCGAGTAGCCGTCCATCCCGTCCCACACGAACCCGAGTGCCAGTAGGCGCTCGTGCATCTTCTGCTGCATCTCTCCAGCACGACGCAGCTGCTCGAAGTAGTTGTGGTCCATCCTGGCGACGTGGGTCACGTCAGCAGCCCTCCACGGAACGGGTCGAGCTCGGCGACTGTCTTGCCGAGGCCCGGCGTCGTGGCCAGGTCGATGAGCTCCTCGACGCTGTATCGAGGAGCGGGCTTCTTCTCATCCGGCAGCATCAACTCGTCTATCCGCACAGGCTTGCCGTCCACATGCACGATGAAGCTGCTCATGGCTTCCACCCCTTCGGCACCAGCAGCTTGGCCTTGTCACCGTCGATGGGGTCCGAAGCGATCTCGAAGCCGAAGCCGTGCTTGATGTGGAGGTCGTTGAGGTGCGACTTGACCGATCCCTCGGAGCAGTCGAGCTGCTTGGCGATGTCGGCGATGGAGACGAAGCCCTTGTACGAGGCCAGCGCTACCTCGCGGCGCTTTCCCTTCTCGGGGAGCGCGGTGATGAGGAGCTCGTCCTGCATGGGCTTGCCGCGGGTCTTCTTCTCGGTCACTGCTGGCTCCTGCTTCTGGCCCTTCTTGGCGGGCTCTGCGAATGGGTCGTCGCATCCGGCGGGTAGGATGATGTCCACCATATCAGCCGCGAGGACGTACCCGATGCCATTATTGCTCCAAAGGCCGTAGAGACTGGACTGGAGGGAGGACCTGGTCGACCCGAACTCCGCCATCCCCTCGGTGATCGACCGGCGCTGCGCCATGAACCACTTGAGCACGCGGCCCGGCTTGCTGTCCGGGCTGACGGCCTTGATGAGCTCGGGACCAGCCTCCTTGCCGGACTTCTTGACCTCGCCGGTCGCGTCCAGCCGGACGGTCGGGCGATCCTCGGGTATGGGCTTGCCCATCTTCGTCAGTACCAGCGCTGCGACGTCGAGGTCGAACGGCATGTTGAGGCGGCAGCGCATCTTCCAGTTGTCGACGATCTTGCCCGCCAGGCGCTCGACCTTCTCGTCGGTCAGCTCCTGCGTCGGCTTCATCACGACCGTCGGGACCATGTCGACCTTGGGCTCCTTCATGCCCTCGATCCTCGTCTCCTTCCGCACGGTCTTGACCTCGCTGATCTCGCCGGCCATCGAGCTGATCTGATGAGCGGCCAGCGTGAACGGACAGAACAGCGTGAGCATCTGCGTCTTCTTCCGCTTGCCCTGATCGTTGGGCTCGAGGACCAGCGCGCCCATCTCGCCTCCGCAGGGCGGTTCTTTGATCTCGTACCGGAGCAGCGAGTTCGGGTGGACGATGGACATCCCAGTGTAGTAGGCTCTGACGTACTGCATTCCCTCGATCATAGTTCCACTCCTGTTGCGTTGTTGATCTCGTCGAGCAGGTCCATGTCCTGCCGCTCTCGATGGTCTGCGTAGGTGTACGGCTTTCGCGCCGGCTTGGCGACTGACTTCTTCCGACGAGGGCCCTTGAAGCCCTTGCCCTCACTGGGAGCACGAGCTCCGAGTTGGTCCAGTCCCGGGGTAGACCAGCGGCGAACACTGCCGCCGCCCTGAGCCGTCATGATCTCCCATGCGGTTCGTGCCATGTCTCAGCCCTCCGTCTTCAGCCAGCGGCCGTCGGCCATCTTGGCGTATTTCTGCCCGAGGCCGGTACCAGTTCCGACCCCGTAGAGTTTGAACGACTGCGGGGCGAGGTATGCCCACGGTCCCATCCGCGTCTTGGCGTCGTAGAACACGTCCACGATGGGCTTGCCGAAGTCGTCGATCGGCGGCACGACGCCGGACCAGTATAACTGCTTATCCAATGTAGCCTCCTAGGGTTTCAACCCTACGATCCTACAATAGAATAAGGGGTTCGCGAACAGGCGAACCCCAATATAGCTACCAACTGGTAAACCTACTTCTTCTTGGCCTTGGCCTTGATCTCGCGGGCAGTCGGGACCTTCTCGCCGTCGCTGCGCAGCTTGTTCCGGTACCAAGCGATCGAGCTCGTGCTCACGCTGGCGTTCGGGAACTTCTTCTGCACGAGCGCGAGGACTTCCTCGTTGCTCTTGCCGGCGCGGAGCGCCTCGATGGCGACGTCGCCGACGCCTGGCTTCTTCGCCGGCTTGTCCGCAGCCGCCTTCTTCGTCTTCTTCGCCTTCGTGGCCATTGCTCTCTTCCTCTTGGGTGTGGACCCCTTTTGCCTTGTATCCCGTATTTTATACGTGGAGGGAGCCCCAGCCTGGAACCCTCAACTGAGCGCCTGGACCTGAGCCCGCAGGAGGTCCCGCAGGCCCCTGCCTCCGACCCGGTCCGCCGTCGCCACCTTGTCCTCGTTGGACATGACGATGAGGTCGTGGACTGTGTTGCTGGTCGTGAGGGTCGCGATGTTGACCGCCTTGCCGGCCATCTGGGTCCCACGCTCGTTGCCCTGCTCCGTGATGATCGCGTCCGGGACGACCGAGTACCACAGCACGAGGTCCGCCGCGGAAAGATCGAGCCCTCGGGCGCCTGCCTGCGGCTGGCCCACGAAGTCCGTTATGAGCGGGTCTCGCTGGAAGCGGTCGATCGCCTCCTCGCGCTGCGACTTCCCGACGTCGCCGTGGTACTGTACGACGCCGCGACCAAGTCCCTCCAGCCTGGCGACGACGCGACGGATGTCCTCCTTGAACCGGCACCAGATGATCGACTTGCCGCCGTGGCCGGTCACCTCGCGCTCCATCGCGTCCAGGATCGGCGGGTTGTCGTCGATGGAGCGCACCTCGCCGTTCCTGTCGTTGACGAAGCCGCCCACGATCTGGTGCAGCTTAATCATCTTCGACCCGCCGTTCAGAGCCTCGACGAAGTCGTCAGTGCCGTCGTCCAGGTCGAGCATCATCTCCTTGGCCATCTGCTTGTAGGCCACGATCTGCTTCTCGCTCATCGCCACCTCGACCGGGTAGCGCAGCAGCTCGGGCATGTCGTTGCAGTCCTCGCGCATCACGACGGAGGACCAGGCGGACATGCGCTCGCGCAGCTCGTCGAGGTTCTGGTAGCGTGCCAGCTTCAGGTAGGAGCGGTTCGTGTACCTCTCCCGCTCGCGCACGTAGACGGCGTAGCGGTCCTTGAAGTCGCCCCAGTTCTCGTAGCCGAGCGCGCACTTCTGCAGCAGCTCGTACTGCGAGAAGGCGTGCAGCGGGGAGTTGAGCAGGGCCGTGCCCTCGAGGATGCGTCGCCACCACAGCTTGTGGCACAGGCCCCTGGCGATCCTGGTCCTCTCGGCCGACGCGCGCCTGAACATGGTGCTCTCGTCGGCGACGGCGAGGATGCGGTTCTCGCACAGCAGCCTGAACTGTTGGATCAGCTCTTGGCATCGTGGGTTGAGAAGCGCCTCGTCATTGACGGAAAGCCATCGTATTCCATCTCCGAGGCCGCGAGGTTCGAGTAGTCGGGTGACGGAGGAGAGGAAAGGAGCTCTCCTCTCGCGGCTCTTGTTGCTGTCCCATGACATAGCAACGCCGTCCCGAGGCGCCCACTTCGGGAGCTCGCGTGTGATCCAGTTCGTGTGGACGCCGTTGGGGGCGAGGATGAGTACGCCAAGGAGGTCTCCGTGTCTGTGAAGGCGGTCCGCCGTCTTGATGATCGTGCGCGTCTTGCCGGTCCGCATGCTCCAGAGCAGGGCCCTGGCCCTGTCGAACCAGTGGTCCTCTATCTCGTCGCTCTGGTGCTTCCAGAGCTCAGGCGCGGGAGTTGATGAGGAGCTCAAAGTCGCCATGCCAGAAGCGCAGGAAGCCGTTCTCGTTCGCGTACATGGCGCAGCCGCCACGGAGGTCCAGCATCCGGATGTCGGGCGGCTGGTAGGTCGTGAGGTCCCTGTTGTGCGCCGCGAACTCCCCGGGGTCATAGGCGAACAGCATCGGGCGGCCGTGGTGCTCCGCGGAGATGTGCTGGTAGACCTGGAGGAACCGCATCTGAGCCTCGTAGGGCTCGTAGCCGTGCAGCTGGACACCGAGCGGCTCGAGGCTGTCCGAGGACCAGGCGTGGCCAGACGGCAGCAGGACCTGGCGCCGCTCGTCCGTGATGATCCTCGCGTCCCACTCCTTGACGATCGGCGGCACGTCGTGCGAGAGCCCGGCCCAGTCCCGGATCACCCGGTCGTTGAGCTTCTCCATCGCGACGAGCTCGGGGAAGAGGTGCTTAATCGGCCGCGGCACGTCCGGCAGGTAGGTCTCGGAGCCGTCGTGCATGAGCATCTGGAACTGCGTGGCGACGGGGAGGCCCTCCTGTCTGGCCTTCAGGGCCAGCGTCACGCAGTGCTCGGCGACGCTGTAGAACTTCGCCGTATGCCCATTGTACCGACACTTGTAGCCCAGCGAGTGGGCGATGTCGAAGATCGTGACGTCCTCCATCCGCGGGTCCGCCGCCCAGAACTTCCGACCGGTGTAGGTCTCGAGCCAGGGGTTGGTCGCCGGGTCCGTGGAGCCGATGCGCTCCTCAGTCATCGCAGCTTGCTCCCGAAGACATGGTCCCAGAGGGTCGTGCTCACCCCGAAGTTGCGGGTCGCGTAGATGTGGTGCCCCTCGTGATGCTTGACCAGTAAGTAGGGCAGCCAGCCCGGACGGAAGTGGGCGCAGTGGTGGACGTAGAGGTACCAGGCATATGCCAGGAGGACCCCGCAGGTGAACGCTCCTCCCGCGAGTAGGTAGACGACGGCGAAGCAGAGCCAGATGCCCCAGAAGATGTGCTCGATCGGGTCGTTCGGCCTGGCGTGGTGGAGACGATGCTGCGTCGGCGCGAGGTCGTGCAGGACCCAACGATGAACGGCGTACTCGGCCAGCGTCCACGACACGATGCCGCCCAGCACCAACCCCGGCACCTCGTCCCACGGGAACAGGTTGCCAGTCAGGAGCACGAGGCCCAGGACGGGCGCGAGGAGCATCTCGCCGTAGTAGGTGAGGAACTTCACCATCAGTCGATCTCCGCGAAGTTGGCCGTGCGCCAGATATCCTGGATCAGCGTCTGCGTGTTCGGCTTCGGTTCCTTGTAGTAGCTGGCGCAGAGGTCCCTGATCTGCTTGAAGGCGTCACGGGCCTTCCTGGCCCACTTCGCCTTGGCGTTGTCGCCCTCGCGCTTCTTCACTTGCGATACCTCTTGCCCCGCCAGCCCTCGGCCGCGACCGGGACCAGATTGTCGTTCGACACCCAATCAGGTAGCGCAGCCATCATCTGCTCGAACTCCCGCACGTCGCCCTTGTCTTCGTCGCACTCGGCGATGAGTTCGTCGTGGACCGACAGGAGCATCTCGTACAGGCCCGAGGCGTCGCAGCGCAGCATCGCCTCGCCCATGAGGTCCCGGGCCGTCGCCTGGGTCACGTTCTCAGCCAGCGATCCGCCGTAGGTCACCATGCGGACGTACTGCTTCGTCTTCTGGTCGACGCCCGTGAAGAAGATCGACGGCTTGTCCTGTATCTCGTACTCGCTCGGGTTGTCGATCGTCTTCTCCGCCATCCTGGCGCTGATCTTCGCCCGCTCGTAGACCGACGGCATGGGCTCGTTCGGCTTGACCCGGACGCGGATCGTCGCCTCCTTGCCCTGCTTGGACGTCGCCGACCAGGTCACGTTCCGCGATATGGAGACGGTCGGGAAGTGGTAGGACAGCAGGCGGCCGGATGGCAGCTGGCAGTGCAGGAACTCGCCCACGAACTTGTAGGCCACCATCCGGCACTGCACCTTCTTGCCCTTGTTCTGGATAGCCCACACGGCGGCCTCGTTGAGGTCGTCCCAGAAGCTGGCGATCTTGGGGAACGAGACCTCGCGGTATGTCTTCACCACCTTGTAGAAGAAGGAGCGCGGCATGTTGATCGGCGGGTCCTCCGCCGCGCACTCGTCGTCGAACTTCTCCGCGCCCATCTGGAAGCCGAGGCCCAGGATCGCCTTCTTGCCCATCTGGCGGAGCACCGGCCACTTCGTCTTGATCTCCTCGATGAGCGCCTTGTTCGTCGGGTCCCGCGCCAGGCGGTCGATGTAGGAGATGAACTCCTGCTGCTCCGGGTCGTTCCTGTAGATGTCGCCGGCCATCTTGAGGTAGACGTCCTGACCGCTCCGGAAGATGTCCAGGGCGTCCTGATCGTCCGCCAGCCACGGCAGGACGCGCGCCTCGATCGCAGCGTAGTCCGCCACCATCAGGTCCTTGCCGGGGGCGGCGATCAGCGCTCCGCGCGTCGCCTTGGCCAGCGCCTTCATCGTCGAGCCGAACAGTATCTGCAGCCGGACCGGGTCCTGCTTCAGTATCTGGTCCCACGCGAACTGCATGTCCTTCGAGAAGCCGCGGAGGAAGTTGTGCGGCTGGACGCCCTTGCCGGCCCACCGCCCCGTCCTGGCGGCGCCGTAGTACATCATGAGGTCGCGGATGCGGTCGTCGGTCCAGACCATGTCGAGCATCTGGGCGTACTTCGTCGTCGAGGTCTGGTTGACGTCGACGCATATCTCCATCGCCTCGTAGACCAGCTTCCCGGTCTCGGTCGAGAGCAGCCGCTCCTTGTTGTTGACCAGCATCTCCTTGATGTGGTCCGCCTGCGTGTTCTGGATGGCGAAGTCGTTGTCGTTCGCCCACCTCCTCAGCTTGATGCGGGACGAGCCCTTCGGCACCGCGCCGCCCGTGATCTCCCTGAGCCGGCCGTTCAGGCGGTCAGCCTCCTCCGTCGCCATGTCGATCGCCACCCTGGCCCCGGCGACGTCGCAGGTGATGCCGCGGAGGTTCATCCGCTGGTCCATCTGCCACATCTCGAGCTCGCGGGGGCGCATCTCGCGCAGAGACCCGGACAGGCTGTGCTCGGCGTCGACGTCGTCGCAGCAGTAGGCCCACGTCGTGCGGAGGTCGTTCGGGTCCTCGTTCCACGGGATGTCGTTGACGTCCAGGGTGCCGAGCTCGACCTGCGCCAGGAGCGAGGCGATGTCCTTGGCCTTGTACTTCGGCGGCAGCTTCGAGACCCGGAGCATCACCTTCTTGCCGTCCATGTTCTTGCGGATCGGCGTGCGTAGGGCGTCGCATGCTCCCTCGAGGGAGCGCGGCAGGGCGAACTGAGCGGCCTTGGCGGCGGAGCACCGCAGCTGCTCGAGGCCGAGTATGGGGAACTCCGGGAACTCGCTGCGGAAGCAGGCGTTCCACATGTTGTACTCGAAGCCGGCGTTGTGCGCCTCGACGAGCCCGCCCTTCAGGATGTGGTCCGCGAGGTCTTGCGGGAACGGGGACTGCTTGATGCCGACCTTGGGGTGGCCGCGGTGCCACAGCTTAGTCGGGCCGTCGTTGATCTTGTAGGCGAGGCAGTAGACCTGGGTGGTGGGGCAGCGGGAGTACACGAAGGCGCCGACCCCGATGTCCCGCAGCGAGCGGCTCTCGAAGTCGATCGTGGCCTTGTCGACGTGGAGGACTGTACGTTGGGCCGAGGACGTCACACCATGTCCAATGCTCGCAGGTAGGTATCGAGGATCGTGTCGCTCTCGGCCCGCTCGTTGGCGTCCTGGCGGCGGAGCTGGATGACGCGCTTCATCACCTTGACGTCGAAGCCGTTGCCCTTCGCCTCGGCGAAGATGTCCCGCTTTTCGTCATTGAGGGTCTTGATATCCTCGTTGACGCTCTCGATCCTCTCGATGTAGGCCTTGAGGACCGCCTTCACGTTCGCGTTCGGGGCCGTGTCCGCCGTCGTCATACATTCCACTCCAGTAGCTGTCGGCCAGTGACATGGCCACGACGACGCTGATGAGCACCGCGGCCGGCGGAGACAGGATGAACAGGATAGTCAGCGGCCCGGCCAGGGTCGCTAGGTCGTGCTTCAGCCCCGTAGGTACGCGCGACATCCGATGAAGCTCCGGGGGTCAACGCCCTTGTTCCGACGTCGGGCGAGCATGTACTGGTTCTGCTCATAGTTGGTGAGTGAGACCTGGGACAGCACCGCATCCCTGTACCGCTCATTCTCCTCGAGCCGGTCCTTCTGCTTGTCGGTCAGCTCGGGAGGCGTCTCGGTCTTCGGGTAGGCCGCGTGGATGCGCGACTGGACGAACCTGGTCGTGAAGCCGCCGAAGACAGCATCCTTCGGATAAGTCAGGGAGCGGCTCTTCCGCCCCGCCATGTCGGCGAGGTTCACCATCGTGAAGGCGAGCTGGGCTCGCTCCCGCAGCTGACGCTTGAACGTCGCCGGCAGGTTCGCCATCAGGCTGAGCGAGTGGCGGGGGTCTTGGTGCAGTGGGATGCTGATTGTCATCCCTCGAGTATGCGTCAGGCCGCTCGGGTCCTGTCGCCCTCGAGGGGCTCGCGTTCGTCGACCAGGTCGATCCAGAGGAGGCCGAGCTGCCTCTCGGCGAGCTTACGGGCGACCTTGGCCCTGAGCTCGCGCTCCAGCCTGGCCATTTCCAGCACTATGTCTTCGTGGATGTTGCTCATGGCCGGACAGTACCGGCCGGGGTGCTAACGAAAGACTAAGGGGAGACCATCGCTGGCCTCCCCCTCATCGGTCCTGACGGTCTAAAGTCGATCGCTCAGGACGTGACCTTGACGGCAGCGGCCACGAGATGCGACAGGGTGTAGAGCACCATGGAAACGCCAGCGCAGGCGATCGTGAACGCGATTGCGAGTTGGATGCAGGTCTCGGCCATGCGGCCCTCCGGTTGGAATGAGCGGGACCCAATTCTGACACGAGGCAGGGTCCCTAGTAGCCCATCGTCTTAGCTCATTCAGGCCGCGACGCGGAAGTCCTGAGCCGGGGTGTTGTCGTTGGCATCTAGTTCATGGCCCTATGACGCGAGCCACTCCGGCGACCTACTCTCTCCCTGTCACAGCCAGTCGATCCTGTTTCGCCCCCATCAAGGATGCACGCCAATGTGCCCTGCTAGCTCGGGCCATCTCCGTCGGCGAGTGGGTCCAGTCGGAGGACCTGCTCTTAGCACAGCAGCCGAACTAACTGCCGTATGAGCACCGACGAGCGTGCATCCGTGGTGGAGGCGCCGGGTACTGCCCCCGGGTCCTGAACTGCTATGTTCGAGCATCGAACAGTCGCGAGATGTGAATACGCCGCCCAAAGGGGCAGCGTATACCAGCGTTCAGGCCTTGGTCTCGTCTAGTGGGTCGCGCTTCTTCTTGAGGCTGTCCTCGATATGGGCATCGAGGTCCCTCCACCTTGGAAGGTTGGAGGCCTTGAAGTATCGACGGAGGTCGTCGTAGTGATCGGAGACGCCGTAGCCGACGGTCTTGCCCATCCTCCTCGCGCTCGTGTTGAAGATGAAGGACTCCCTCGCCGGCCACGAGGCCTCGATGAGCGACCGCCTGGCGTCCTCCGACATGTGGGCGAGGCACCGCTTCTCGATCTCCGCGTAGTCGAGATTGAGGCCGTGCCACTTATCAGAGACGAGGTCGGTCTTATCCACCTTGAAGTGGAGCTCCACCTTGCCGTCCACCTTCTCGGGACGCTTGAGCGTTGGCCAGCTGATCCTAGCCGGTGGAGAGATGAACCGCTTGTTGCCCTCGTGATCGCAGATCAGAGTGCCAGCAGCCCAATCAGTGGGTCCGCGCCCGTAATCGAGGCCACCTCCAGTGACACTGCCACCGGAGGCGTAGGTCTCGATGTCGAGCGAGACTACTCCCCCGAGGTGTCGTCCTCCTCGATCTTGCGGCTGATGAGCGTCGGACCCGGGACCTCGATGACCTCGACGACCTGGACGACGAACAGCTTGCGCGTCGTCGGGTTGCCCTTGCCGTCGACGGACTGGTTGATGAGCTTCCGCGCGTGCTTGGCGGCCTCGGCCTGGGTCTTCTTCCAGGTGCGGCCGAAGCTGTTGCTGACTGACGGCCCGATGACGCAGAAGGCCGCGACGTCGGCCACGCGCATCTCGGTCCCGCTCGCCGGGATCAGGTTGTCTTCGGTCTTGTTGCCTACGGTATCCATGGTGGTCTCCTTGCTTCGTGGGTGGTTGCGGAAGATGAAGTCGTTGTCCTCCATCAGCTTTCACCGCCGATGGATTGATCGTCGGCCACCTTGAGGCGGCGTAGCACCGCCCTGCCGAAGTCGACGATCTGCTTGCGATGCGATGACCAGCGACAATGCGGGAGAACAGCGAACTCGTCGATGACGGCCTGTCGCACATCCTCGCTGGAGTGCCGTCCTCGGAAGGTCGACTGGAGCCGCCTGTTCTCCGCGACGAGCCTGTTGTTGTCGCGCTCGGCCTTACGCGCCAGGTTCAGCCGACGGACGATCTCCTCGGCGTTGTCCTTGTCCTTGGACGTCGCCATGGTCTTGCACTTGACGATCGAGTAGGACGTGCCGCCGTTGATCCCGTTGCGAAACTCGAACGGCACGACCTTGAACCAGTGGCCATCGTTGCAGAGCTCGTGGTGCTCCGCCTTCTCGGCGCAGCTCATCTCGCGCAGCTCCTCGCATTCGCAGATGCAAGTGTGGCGACGGCACAGCGAGCATTTTCCCTCGTGGCAGCGCAGCATGACGACTCCCTTGAAATGCAACCGGCCAGTGTTCCATCGAGCCACCGGCCGATCCTAGACGAGCTCCCGACGCTCACGCACCTGATGGAAACGTTCGGTCCTTATGCCTCGCTTGCCCCTCAGCGTACTCCAATAAGTGAAAGGCCCCAGCTTTCACTGGGGCCTCACACTAGACGTCCGAAATGACGAGGGGTCGGGTCACGCCATCGGGTCGTCGTCGTCCATCGGCGCACTGCCTCCACCGGCATCCGGGAAGACGTCGTCGACGTTGTCGCCGAAGTCCTCCTCGGCCGCGAGGCGCCCGCTGAAGTTCTCGCCCTCGCCCAGCTTCTGGATGTTGTGCAGGCCGAACGCGACGCCCTTGCCCTTGTTCTCGTAGGCGAAGGCGCTGATCGACGCACGGGCCCAGCAGCCTGGGTACAGGTCCTGCTCGAGGACGACCGCCTTGTTGCGGTCGATCACGCCAGGGGCCTGCTTGGAGGACGCACTGAAGAAGATGCAGCCGGGGCCGTAGCCGTCGAGGTGCGCCTTCTCCTCGCCCTTGCGGAAGGGCTTGCGGAAGTTGTCCGGGAGCTCCTTGAGGGGCTTCTTGAACTTCTCCATCGCCGCCTCGTTGGCGATACGGCCGACGTCCTTCCAAGCGAGCTTGTGCTTCTCGTTGAAGTCGGCCGGGTAGAACAACATGACGAGGGAGTACTTCGGCTCGCCGCCCTGGTAGCTCGAGGGGCGATACACGTTCGGGAACGACACCCGGAACGGCGGGGTAAACACTGCCTTACGTTCAGCCACTGTGGGCCTCCACTGTTTAACACCTCTTGCTGAGGCGAGCGGACCTTACGCCTTCTCGCCGTATTCGTCATACCTGCGAGGCACCCTCGCCCACTGGTGCCCTAGGCCCATCGCGACTGACCTGGTCGGCGAGACCACCCAGTCGTCCTCCCAGTCCGTCCTGGTGCCGTGGGCAGCTTGTATCTCGGCCAGGATGCGCTCGCGGGTCTTGCCGTAGGCGATCGTGCGATAGCCGTCGCCCTTGCGGTAGAACTCGACCGAGCTCTCGAAGTTGCTGTCGCCGGTCAGTCCGGGTCCTCTGCTCATATTCCTGTTCCCTGCACGTAGCAATAGACATTCGAGAGGTCACCGTGCCCGATGAAGATCACACCGTGGCCCGTCGGGTTGCCCTTGTCGTGCTTCAGCTTCTGGCTCGGCACGTGGACCCAGGTCCCGCTCGGTATGTGCGGGCGGCCGAGCATCTCGTCGTCGCGCTCGTCCTGTATCTTGACGTAGGCCTCGCCGTTCACGACCTTGACCTCGTCCGCCCAGTAGGCGTCGGCCAGGCCACAGCAGGACATCGACGGATTGTCGGGCCGCATCAGCGACATGTACCAGTCGTTGTGCTCCGGGTGGTGCGCGTCGTGCGGACGGGCGGGCACGTGGAGGCCGATCAGGATGCCCAGCCCGAGCCCTATAGCGAGTAGCAGCCTCATCCTGGTATCTCCATCGCGTCGTCATCGTCGCTCGGGAAGGCCGCGGCCGGGTCGATCTTGACCTCCTCGCGCGGGTCGCTCTCTGGGGCTACAACCAGCGGCCCCTCCGGCTTGTACGTGATCTTCTTCAGCACCACCTTGGCGTCCTTGCCCAGCTTCTCCATCTGCGGCAGGGTGAGCAGCTTGGCCGGCTGCGGCGGATGGTACATCATGTCCTCGGTCAGGAGCGCCTCCTCCTTCAGGAGTCCGACGATCTCGGCCTCCTCGATGGGATCACCCTGCGACCAGAGACCTTCGGGGTGGTCCTCGGCGTGTCCGTAGCGCCTGTAGGTCCTGCCGCGCACGAGCTTGAAGCCGCCGACCCGGCGTCCCTGGTGGAGCTCCCGGCCGATCGCACCGTCGACGGCCTTGTTCAGCGCGTCGAGCATCGGCATCCACGCGGCGAGCTTGGCCAGCTGCTCGAGGTCGGTCGGCGCCTGTATGATCTCCGGCGGGTCGTCGAAGTCCATGCGCGCCAGGTCCTGCGTCCTCTCCCGGAACTCCTTGCAGCCGACCTTGGCGCGGCACCAGAGGCACCAGTCGCCCGCGTTGATCGGCGCGTTGTGCTTCTGCGTCTCGTTGGCCAGGTCGACGAGCTCGGCCTGGAAGTCGAGCAGCTGCTGCCTCGTGTAGCGTGCCGGACGGATCGGGCCGTCCTTGTGGGCGAGACGCGGCTGGACGATCTCCATGTCCACGCCGTCGGCCTCGGGGTGCTCGTGCAGGATCAGCACGGCGTAGATCATCTGCTGCGTGTTGTCCTCGACCTCGACGGACACGCCCGCCCCATACTTGAGGTCCTTCAGCTTGATCCAGTTGTCCATGGCGAGCATGTGCCAGTCGGCCGTGCCGCCCATGAGCGGGTGCAGCCAGCTGCCGTCCATGTAGCGCTCGGTCTCGAACGGCAGGGGCTCCTCGCCGAACACGGCGGACATGTCGGCCGACTTCTGCCACTCCTGGCGGCAGCAGTTGACGAACATCATCACGGCCCAGCACTTGATCTCGGTCAGCTCGCCGTTGCCCTCGCCGTCGACGACGTCGAAGCGGGTGTAGCCCTCCCGTGCGAGGCGCTCCTCGAGCTTGCCCTGCTCCTTGACGGAGGGCGGGACGAGCTTCGTCTCCTTCTCCTCGTGCACCCACACGCGACCGCCGACGTAGTCCTCGGCGTCCTTGCCGGTCGTGAGGCACCAGTCGGACAGGGCGTGAGCCCCAGTCCCCTGCTGCGCGAAGATGGACGACGTACCCTCAGGGTAGTCCTCCTCGCGGCGAATGCTGCCGGGACAGTTGATCCACTGCTTCGAGCCGGAGGCGGAGAGACGAGCGTGCTTGGCCATCAGAATGTCACCGATGCTGTCAGGACCGCGGCTGCAGCCCAGTAGATTGTCCGGCGGAAGTCGCCGTCGTACAGGTACACTGCACTCGCGCAGGCCGACATCGCGATCATGATAACGGGGAAGACCCTAGCCATGATAGATGTTCCAGAGTGTGCCGGCGACGAAGCACAGCGAGCCTGCGAGGTAGAACCAGTTAGCCACTGCGGTGCCTCAGGTTGTCGGGGTGAATGGTGATGAAGGTGCCGTCGTCCTGGCGGACAACGGCGTACAGGACGTCGTAGGAATACTCGGGTCGCTGGTTGTCTGGCATCTCGCGCATGACGACGAACTGGAGCAGGCGGCCAGTGTAGGTGTTGTCCTGGCCGTTGGCGCCCTTCCACTTCCACTCGACTTGGCCGAGGTCACTTGTCGTGGTCACTGTGCCTCCAAAATCGATAGCCGACGCAGCGCTGGCTGAGCGACTTCATGGGACGCCACTCGCCCTCGCAGACCTGTATGGCCTTGTGTGGCTTGCGGACGGGCAGGCCGATCAGCTCGGAAAGGCCGATGCAGGAGATAGTGTCGTTTGTGGGCACCATGCCGTTGACATCGTCAGGCACTGGCTGTGACCTTCGGCTTGAGTGTGATGCCGCTCTCGTCCAGGGTGCGCAGGACGCCCTCGGCCAGGAGGACCTGTTCGTACTGCGTGTTCAGCACGTGGACCCTATGGGTCTCTTCGTCCAGCTCCCGGCGATGATAGACCACTTGGCTCTGTGCGTGGATCAACCGCTTCTGGAGGTCAACCGCCAGGCGCTTTAGGTTCTGGCGCGTCTTGTCGTGGTTCTGTTCGGCCATTGCTACCTTCCCTGAGACAGGCCCTCGCCTGCTCTATCTCCGCGTCGCTCGCGCCGCACCGTCGGGCCAGCTTCTCGGACCTCGCCTGTCCCATCACCCGGGACGCGGCTTTGACGCCCTCGCAGCTGCGTTCGTACTTCAACAGTGCCTTGCAGTACCACGGCACGTCCGCCTTCGCGGTCCCAACCAGGCAGAGCATGATGACACCGAGGGCGACGTAGAACCAGAACGTCGCCCAGCTTTGTCTGAGCCGCTGCTGCCGCTCGAGGTGGCGCCTGTAGTTACGAAAGATAACGTGAGGCATTGAAGCTCCCCCGGCGTTCGATCATCTTGTCCATGAAGTCTGCCTGCATCTGGTGCAGCGCGCCGTGCGCCTCGCCCCACTCGGTTGCGAAGGCCAGCGGCTTCCAGTTCCACTTCTTAGTGAGCGGGTCCTTGACCGCCTGCTCGATCCGCAGCCTCCCTGGCTCGAGCTCGATGAGCCGGAAGAGACGGGACAGTCCAACGGATACGGTCCGGGCCATCACCACTCCGCGATACTGGCTTGTTCGTCGAGCTTGACCTCCGTGGCTGAGGCCCAGAAGCCATAGCCCGCTGCCACAGCGTCGTTCGCAGCAAGGGCCCACTCAGTGTGAACACGAGCGCCGAAGCCGCGGCCGTCAATCTGGAACTGGTACCGTCGGACAAGCACACCCTCCTCAGTGTTGGTCGTCATCGTAGCCCTCCGAGAATACCTTCAGGCTCTTCCGCAGGTCGTCGTTCTCCCACGCCACACGGATGAACTCGTTGATCTGCTCCACCGTGCCGAGGATCACCATCTTGCGGTTCCACCAGCTGAAGCCCTCCTCCAGCTCGCAGCCGGAGCGCTTGACTGTGTCGCGAATAGCCCCGCGAAGCAACGGACGTGCCCACACAGTTATGTGCGGACGGCCGACGAAGCCGGGAATGAGCGAGAGCGTGAACGGGACGTCACTCGGCATCGATCACCACCAGAGCGTCGACGAGCGCGAGCCTGATCTCGTGCAGCGTGGCTTGCCGCGGCTCGGCGTCCACCCAGTTCCCCGTCCGCCAGAAGACATTGGCGTGGTCCGGGTCGGGCCGTCGTACGCGCTCGTTGATGGTGATCGTGCCGTCGGCGTAGCGGCTCTCATGCACCTCCTCCGCATGCTGGCGGTAGATCATGCCTGCCCGATAGACCTCCGCGGGATAGTCGACGAGGCGGGTGGTCTCGGCGTACCCAGCCGGTCCTCCGCCCTCGCCGGTCTTGATCCGCATGTGCTGGTAATCCAGGCCCCCGGGGTCGCTGTCGAAGGTCCGACGGTAGCGGATGTTCGTGAAGGTACCGGCGACGACCAGGGACGTGAAGTCCCACGGGTGGTCGTGGATAGTGGACACGTCTGGCACGGCCATCGCGGAATGCCAGAGGTTCAGGCGCCAGACCTTGGCCTCATCGAGGTAGGTCCGCAGCATGCCGAAACCCTGCACGGACCACAGGTGGCCAGGGCGATTGCCGTTGAGTGTGTCCTCGACGATCGAGCGGATAAGGGCGCGCGTCGCCTTGAAGGCGATGTTGCTCGGAGGAAATGCAGTCATAGCTGTCTCGAGCTCCCCTCGATCTGTTGGTTGGACTTGACGATCCTGCCCCGCAGCGCGTCGTGTATCTCGTAACTGGCGGGCACGCCGATGGAGTTGAGTATCATACGCTGCGCATCCATGATGTCGATCTGGTTGCGGATCACCGTGACGAGCAGGTCCTGGGTCTCCCAGTGTGTTCCTCTGCGGGGCTCACGCGGCATCCTTCACCTCCTCGACCTTCTTGGCGCGGGGCTTCTTCTTGATTGCGGTCTTGGCGACGATGTCGCGCCGGCTGACGATCATCCCCAGGGGGATGGTCATGGTGTTGCCGACGACGTCCTCGTCCAGGTCCTCGTTCGATACCGACGTGGCGACGGACACGAACTTGTCGGTCTCCTTCACCAGGAAGCCGACCGTGATGACCTGCTCGGGCTCCGTGATGTCCTTCACGGCGACCCACGTCTCGGAGTTCGAGGACGCGTCGTCCCAGATGATCTCGACGAGCTTGTACGGGGGTCGATAGCCGCGGGGCTTCGACGTGCGTGTGACCTTCGCCTTCCTAGCCATGCTTGCGACCCTTCTTGAACTCTTCCCAGAAAGCGACGGCCCAGATCGCCCACCAAAGCAGCATGATGAACGCCACCTCGTCCCAGGTGAAATGCTTCCAGCCCCTGCGGCGGTTGGTCTGCTCGCCCACCACGCAGCTCAGCGCGCCGAGCAGCAGGTACAGTTCAAGCCAGAAGAGCCAGCTCATCTAAATCTCCTTGACCCAGAACAGGGTCTCCTCGGCCCACGGACGCTCGGGCGTCACCATGCGGAAGCCCGCCCGTATCATGTTGTTCGACGACGCCACGTTCTCCATGTGTGTCTCAGTCACAAAGTGTGTCCAGTCGGTCGACGACTTGGCCCTCGACACCCTCTCATTCATCATCTGCTGCTGCAGGCCGCGGCCGCGATACGCGGGGATGACGGCCGCGCGCTTGAGGTAGCCGACGCGCGGGAACGGGTGGAACGGCACCATGCCCGCAAAGCCCACGAGCTGCAGGCCGTCGTGCGCGAGCCACCAGAAGCCCTCCTTGAGGTGCCGCGGCTTGAGCGCCACGAAGTCGTCCGGGAACAGGCCGTTCAGCCGGTTGACCTCGTCGGCGTACCTCTCGCCGCTGACCTCGGTCAGCTTAACTGTGCCCGCCGTCTTCTCGATGTAGTCCAGCGCCGTCGTCGTCATGCCTCCTCCGCGATCTCGAACGTCAGCCACGGCTGCTCCCCGCCGAGCGTGGTGATGTGGTAGCCGCTGCCGACGAGCTGGCCGTCGTCGTTGAACGCGGGCTGCACCTCGGCGAAGCCGCGGCGGACCAGGGACCTGACCGCTCGGGCCGCGACCGTGCGCGTCACGTTGAGGGTGACGGCGATGTTGTACTTCGTATATAGGGTCTCCCGGCTCTCGTGCAGGAGCTGCAGCACGTCCCTCTCGGTCTTGGTCACCGTCGTCATCTCACGAGCTCCTCGTTCCTCATCAGGCTCAGGCGCTCGTTCGCCGATAGCATCCTGTTGGCCCACTCCGGCAGGCCCTTGACGTCGAAGTCGACGTGCGCGAGCGTCGCACTCTTGACCCTGGCGTTCAGCTCCTGGACCAGGTGCCAACGCCACTTGTCCGGGGTGATGTGCTTGAGACGGGAGCTGACGTCCTGCATCCACGGCCATAAGTGGTGCGGCGGCATGGACACGAAGACCTTGCCCCTCGAGGGGAACTGGACCTCGCGGTGGTGGGAGTGGCAGCGCACGATGGTCTCGCAGTCGGCGTGCAGTTGCACGGTCGTCGGCTGTCGCGCCGTCCTGTGTGGCGTGACGCCATACTGGCTGCGCTCCATCACGATCCCGCCGTCCCTCTCCATGAGGAACCAGGACCGATGGCCGATCGCCGCGGGGCAGTGGCGGCGGATGGCGTCGTAGTCGTCCTGCGCGAACTTCAGGACGATGCGGCCAGTGTGGACCCCGACCTCGCACCTCATGGCTTCACCCTATACTCGCCGTGGAAGGAATGTTTGTAGTGTGCCGTGGTGCGGGTGTCCTCGCGGCGGAACTGCTCGAGGGTGGCCTCGACGCGGTCGAGCGGCACGTCGCGGATGTCCCGCCAGTTCTTCTCGTCGCTCCACTTGAGCTGGATCGTCGCGGTCTGTGGCTTGCAGCGCGCACACTGGACCCGGCACTTCGGGCCGTTGAACTCAGAGCTCTCGCACGCGAAGTCCTTCACGACCGGACCCTCTGCTTCGCGTCGACCGGGCCCCTCTCCCATCCGTAGTCCCACTCCTGGATCAGGAACGCGACGAGCTCGTACTGCTCGAAGGTCATCGTGTGCGACGGCGTGGGCTTGCGGATCACCCAGTCCTCGCCGACCGTGAAGCCCTGGCTCTCGAGCACGTCCTCGGGCCCGGCGCAGTCGATGTCGCCGAACCACTTGACGATCAGGGCACGGCGCTCGTCCGTGGTCGATGGCATCGTGGAACCTCCTGCGATTTCGATGAAGTGATGGCGCTCAGCGCGCCATCTTCTCCACCCAGTCAGCGTCCGCCGTCGTGAACGAGGGGAGCCCAGTGTCGGGGCTGTAGGGCTGGGACTTCGGCCGGCTGGTGCGGAGGGTGTCCTCGCCGTTCACGATGCGGCGCTTGATCTCGTTGCGCAGGTACGCGACCGCGACGACGAGGTTGGACACGTTCGAGCCGTAGTGGCGGAAGCCGCTCCAGTCCTGGGGGTAGAAGGCGCCCTGCGCGATGCGGATCGCGGTGTCGAGGTCGTAGTCCGCCATCGCCGTCAACTCGACGAGGGAGAGCTGTGCCTGCGCAGCCTTGAGCATCTGGCCCTTCGTGGCGTCGGCCCGCTCGTTGCCCTTGCCCCACATGGCGTCCTGGAGCGCCACCTCCTGCGCGATGAGCGCGTCCGCCAGCACGGCGGCCTTGTCGATCTGGTGCTCGAGCCCGTAGGGCCCACTCTCGTTCTTCAGGTCCAATGGAACCTCCTGGTCGTTGGATGAAAGGGGTGGCGGGCGGGCCAATATGGACTAGCAACCCCGTCCAGAACCCGCCCACCTGACCGTCGGCTAACGAGGCCGACGGCCCTGCCTGCTGCTTAATCGGCGAGCTGCTCCTGGCACTCGACGAAGACGTCCTCATAGTACTGGGGCTTGAGGTCGGTGAAGGCCTTGGCCCCGCCGCCCTTCTCCTTCAGGACCTTGAACGCGGCGTCGCGGCCGTTCTTGTCGATCAGGTCGGAGAGGATCTTACGGGTGTCCTTCTCGGTGTACTCGCGCTTGGCCGGCGCGTCGCCGCCGAGCGGGTCGAGCGGGTCCGAGGCCGCAGCGGCCTTGTCCTTGGCCTCCTTCTCGGCCTTCGCCTTGGCCTCCTTCTCGGCCTTGGCCTTCGCGGCCTTCGCCGCCTTGTCGTCGGCGGGCTTGGTCTCGGTCGACGTCGTGGTGGCGGTCGTCTTCGTGGTCTCGGTGCGCGGCGCGTCGTTGCCGGACTTCGCAGCAGCGATCACCTCGAGGGCGTCTGCGATCCGTTCGATGAGCGCGAGGAGCTTCTCGAGCATGATGGGTCTCTCCGGTTCAGGGTTCAGTCAGTGGGCCCTTGTGCCATAGAGGGGCAGTTCCAGTGGCCCCTCGACCCGCCGTCGTTAGCCCCGCATTAGCCATCTTCCCCTTATAGACTTTACTTCCCAGTACGACGGTGTATACTGGGAAACGTGAGGCGCTGGTAACAACGCCGACGACGCCCTCGGGCCTCAAGCCTGCAAGATGCCGGCGCCTCACACTGAAGCAGGAGAGACAGATGCGGATCAAAAGGCAGCAGGACATGATCGACCGCGGCGAAGTGGTCCCGGTCAAGACCGTCAAGGGCCGGACAGTCCGCGGCGTTTCCTACTTCGAAGAGACCGAGCTGCTGGTCAGCCCGGAGTTCGCCAAGCACCTTATCGAGCAAGGAGACGTCACCCCATGTTAGTCATCTACAAGCACACCTGTCTGGCCCCGAAGCCCTACGCTGTAGACGTCGGGAACACCCAATGGAAGAACGGGGTGGCCGAGGCCGCGAGCCTGTTCTCCCAATATAGCGAGCCGCAACATCCGTCCGCGTCCGTCTGGATCGTGCCGGGGACCGAGGAGAGCTGCAATGGATAAGTTCGAGCTGAACGTGAGCTACAACGGCCACCACTACTGCCGCATCGCTATCCCCGAGACCTCCGAGGAGCTCGCGAAGATCAAGTGTGCCGTCATCCGCCGCAAGTTCGGGACGGACTACGAGGTCTCGCTCACGGCCACGCGGTCGGTCGGGCGCTTCATCGAGTTCTGACCCAGTCCACCATCCGACCCTAGGAGGCGACGCGACGGTTGTTCGCGGGCGCCTCCTCGTGCTATCTGTGTCGGCCAGATTGCCAGCGGAGGTAGGATGACCGACAACCCAACGAAGGCCCAGCTCGCGGCGAAGTACGCCGGCTGGGGCTGGAAGGTGTTCCCGATCCAGCCGGGGACGAAGGACAGGCCACTGGTGAAGTGGGGCAGCGAGGCCAGCGACGACCCAGCCGTCGTCGCACGCTGGTGGCAGAGGACGCCTGACGCCAACATCGGCGTCGCGGTCGGGCAGTCGGGGCTCGCCGTCGTCGACCTCGACAACAAGAAGGCCAAGGTCAAGGGCAAGCCGGACAAGCAGGGCTCGAAGCGCTGGCAGGAGCTGGAGCTGGACCACGGCGCCTGCCCCGAGACGCTGACGGCGAGGACGCCGAGCGGCGGCTTCCACCTGTACTTCAAGGGCCGGGTCGCCAACACGGTCGACCGGCTCGCAGACGGCGTCGACACCCGTGGAGCGGGCGGGATGGGAGGCTACGTCCTGGCCCCGGGATCGACGACCGATCAGGGCGAGTACTCCTGGTCGACGACGACCAAGGTCAAGCCCCTGCCGCAGTGGATCGCCGACAAGGCCGGCGAGCGCAAGGAGGAGCGCGTGCAGCGCTCGGACATCGAGGTCGCGGAGCTCGACACCGAGGCGGCCGTGTCCTGGGCCGTCAGGTGGCTCGAGGTCGACAGCAAGCCCGCGATCGCGGGGGAGGGCGGCAACAACCTCACGTTCCGCGTGGCCTGCGAGCTCCGCGAGAAGGGCGTGAGCCAGGACAAGATCGCCGAGCTGCTCAAGGAGTACTACTCGCCGCGCTGCGACCCGCCGTGGACGGACGAGGAGTGCGACACCTTCGCCAAGAACGCGTGGGCCTACGCCGGGGTCGTCGCGCCCGGAGGGGACAGCGCCGAGGCCCACTTCGGCGGGCCGAGCGGATGGGGCAGGGCGGGCGAGCCGCCGAGCATAGAGGAGTTCGCGAGCAGGGGCGCGCGCCCTTTGGCAGTCCTGAGCGACGCAGCCAAGAACGTCGGACAGACAAGGCCTTCTGGGAGTAGCCTCGAGGACGTCAGCTTCCGCGACAACTGGGTGTGGATCGCGCAGCAGCAGATATTCATGCGCCGCTCCGACAAGTTCATCGTCAACGAGAAGAGCTTCGACAGCCTGTTCGGCTACCTCGGCGAGAAGGGCAAGATCGCGGGCCAGATACTGTCGAGCAACGGCATGCTCCCCAAGTTCGAGACGCTCGCGTTCCTCCCGGGCAAGCCGGAGTTCGCGGGCCCTCTCTACAACACGTGGGTCAAGCCGGCGATCGAGCCCAAGGCCGGCGACACGGGGCCGTTCGAAGAGCACATGCTCCGGCTGCTGCCCGACGACGAGGAGCGCGCCGCCGCGCTCGACTGGATGGCGTGGGTCCTGCAGAACGAGGGGCTCAAGCCGAACTTCATGTTCCTCATGCAGGGCGAGCAGGGCTGCGGCAAGTCGTGGCTCGGCGTGCTGATGTCGAAGCTGGTAGACGAGAGGAACACGACCTTCCTGCGCACCGAGGACGTCGGCAACCGGTTCAACAGCTGGGTGCTGAAGACCAGGCTCGCCGTCGTAGAGGAGCTGATGGGCGACGACAAGCGCACGCTCGCCAACAGGATGAAGGCGCTCATCACCCAGGACACGATCACCGTCGAGCTGAAGGGCAAGGACCTGCTCACGGCGGCGAACAAGGCCGCGTTCATGGCCTTCACGAACCACCTGGACGCCCTGAGGCTCGAGAACAGCGACAGGCGCTACATGGTCTTCCGGACGCTCGCCCGGGGCCTCGGCACTCCGACCTCGTACTGGGACAGGCTGTGGCGCTTCCTCGACGGCGACGGCCCCGCCGCCGTCCTGGCCCAGCTCCTGGTCCGGCCCGTCGACCTGATGTGGGGCCTCGGCCGCGCGCCGCACACCAAGGCCCACGACCTGATGCGCCGCGAGGGCCTGCCCGAGCTGGAGCGCTGGCTCGCGGAGAACCTCGAGGACCGCAACCCGCCGTTCAACATGGACCTGGTCTGCGTGTCCGACGTCGAGCAGCACCTGCCGCAGCGGCTCCAGCGGATGAACGGCCTGCACAAGCTGATCCCGACCTTCCTCCGCGACGAGGCCAAGGCGACGAACCTCGGCGCGCACCGCGTCCCGGGGACGGCGACGAGCAAGAGGCTCTGGGCGACCCGGCGCGGCGAGCTCTACTCGCAGATGGAGCCGAAGGCCAGGATCGAGCGGTACATGAAGCAGCTGACGTCCGCCCCGCTATCGGCGGTCGAAGACTTCAACGACGACGTGGTCGGCGAGGCTGACAGCCAGGACGATCCGTTGGCGTGACAGGCCCGGAAGACCCGACCGACCCGCCGCTTCAGATAGCCGCTTCACGATCTGAAGCGGCTTTTCTCTATCCGGATCAAGGCACTTAGGCCTGTCCGCATCGCGCATCAGATACCTGCTGAGTTCGGTATGTGTGTGGCGTGTGTGCATGCGTATGTGTGTTATATGATGATTTATCTGATGCAGCGATGCAAGTAGGTCTATCTCGCTGATAACACTGAGCTTTCTCCGCATCGCATCAGATAAACTTGCATCAGATATCCGATGCAGCCAGCGTTGAAGGCTCGGTGGAGCCTCTGGCCTGGTCGTCGTGTCATGCCGCCCGTCGAGCCTCGTGCGCGTGCATGCGAGGGACCTCGCTCCAGGCGGCGGACCTCCGGCCTCTCAGCTTCCAACAGTCAGGGGGTTACGCCGGAGCCCGCGTCGTGGCACACAGTCTGTCCGGCCCTGCTGTGCTGAGGCCGCGACCGACACAGACACAAGGACGAAGGGCCGGCATGAGCAAGGCACCCTCGAACCAGCGCCTCTGCCAGGAGGCGCTCGAGAAGTACGTCACGATCATCGCCAGGACCGGCCGTCACGACATGGCCTCCGCGGCGGTCGGCGTCACGACCGACACCTCGATCAAGTGGCGCAACGCCTCCCGGGCGAACCCGAAGGACGAGCGCTTCCTGATGCGCGACCCGCTCGGCCTGGAGCCCGACAGGAGCTTCCACGCCGCGGTGGAGGACGCCTGGCGCGGATGGCTCGACACGCACGCCGAGGCGAAGCTGATCGAGATGAGCATGGGCTACCGCGACCCGATCGTCTACCAGGGCCGCCTCTGCTACGAGCAGGACACCACGCAGGACCCGCTCCTCGACCCAATCACCGGCACCATCTACTACCCGCCGAAGAAGGACCCGCTGACCGGCGAGCCGATCCCGCTCACGATCGAGCGCGTCGACACCGGCTCGCTGAAGTTCTTCCACGAGAAGCGCAACCCGAACTACAAGCCGAAGAGCGAGGTGGACATCACCTCCGGCGGCAGGCCGATCTTCTTCCCGGCCAAGTCGGCCAGCGTGGCCGACTTCATCAAGGAGGCGGGCACGGAGGTCGTCCACGTCAAGAAGCCGGACCCAGATGCAGCCGGCTGAGTCCCTCATCGACGGCCTGGCCTACGAGCGGAACGACGCGGGCATACTCATCCCCACGGTGGGCGAGCAGTCCGCGATATGGGCGCCGCAGCCCGGCTCGCAGCAGTGGTTCCTCCGCTGCCCCATCGAGGAGGTGCTGTACGAGGGGACGCGCGGACCCGGCAAGACGGACGCCGCGCTCATGGACTTCTGCCAGGACGTCGGCGTCGGCTGGGGCTCGGACTGGGCCGGCGTGCTGTTCAGGCGGACGTACCCCGAGCTGCAGGACGTCATCCAGAAGTCGCTGCGCTGGTTCAAGCAGTACATGCCCTCGGCCCGCTACAACGAGAGCATGAGCCAGTGGGTCTTCCCCGGCGGCGAGCGCCTGCTCTTCCGCCAGTTCGCCAAGCCGAGCGACTACTGGAAGTTCCACGGACACGCCTACCCGTGGATATGCTGGGAGGAGCTCTGCACCTACCCGGACGACGGCTGCTTCAAGTCCATGTTCAGCTGCTCCCGCTCGACACGCAGGGGGATGCCTAGGAAGGTCCGCGCGACGGCGAACCCGTACGGCCCGGGCCACAACTGGGTCAAGCTGCGCTACAACCTCCCCGTCCCGCCCGGCCGCATCGTCGGGCCGGTGGTCCAGGAGGAGGGCATGCCCGCTCGAGTGGCCATCCACGGCCACCTGGACGAGAACGTCATCCTGCTCTCCGCCGACCCGACCTACAAGGACAGGATCAGGGCCGCGGCCAGGAACCCCGCGGAGCTGGCCGCGTGGATGGACGGCTCGTGGGACATCGTGGCCGGCGGCATGATCGACGACGTCTGGTTCGAGGTCAAGGACCACTGCGTCGTCAAGCCGTTCGAGATACCGGCCGAGTGGCGGATCGACAGGTCCATGGACTGGGGCTCGAGCAAGCCGTCCTCGATCGGCTACTGGGCGCAGAGCAACGGCGAGGACTACTTCGACGCGGACGGCAGGCGGCGCAGCACGGTGCGGGGCGACCTGTTCCGCGTCGGCGAGGTGTACACCTGGACCGGGAAGCCCAACGAGGGTACCCGCGCGCTCAACACCGAGATATCCAGGCTGGGCGTGGAGTACGAGATCAAGCGCGGCTGGCGTACCGCCGAGGGCTCCAGGGTCAAGGCCGGTCCCGGCGACAGCCAGATGTTCAACACGAGCAACGGCACCGAGACCTCGGTCGCGGACGACCTGGCCAAGTGGGTCACCATCGACGGCGTCAGGTACAAGGGCCTGACCTTCGTCGAGACGGAGAAGGGCCCCGGCTCCAGGAAGCAGGGCTGGCAGCAGCTCCGCGAGTGGCTCGGCAACGTCCTGCCGGCCAAGGAGAAGGTCACCCTGCCCGACGGCAGGGTGGTCATGGTGCGGAAGAAGATACGCGAGAAGCCCGGCCTGTTCGTCTTCAACACCTGCAGGCAGTTCCTGCGCACGGTGCCGGTCCTGCCCCGCGACGAGAAGGACATGGACGACGTGGACACCGAGAGCGAGGACCACGTCGGCGACGACGTTCGATACAGGCTGAGGCAGGCCCGCAAGATCGCCGGCCAGCGCACATCACACGGGACGGGAGGATAGCATGGCGACGAACCAGGACCAGAGCGGACTGAGCCTCAAGGACAGGAGTGTGGGCTTCGAGACCCACCCGCTCTACAGGGAGCGCCTCGAGGACTGGGTCCTCATGGAGGACACGTACGCCGGCGAGCGGCGCGTCAAGGACCGCGGCACGACCTACCTGCCCGCCACGGCGGGGCAGCGGGCGGACGGCATGGTCAACTCCACGGACCAGGGCTACGTCGACTACCTCGCCTACAAGAAGCGCGCCATCTTCCACGACGTGGTCAAGGAGGCGGTGCAGTCCATGATCGGCGTCATGCACCGCAAGGACGCCATCATCAAGGTGCCCAAGCGCATGGAGCCGATGATAAAGCGCATCACTCCCGACGGCGAGGACGCGTGCAGCCTCCTGCGCAAGATCAACGAGCAGCAGCTGCTGAACGCGCGCATCGGCCTCCTCGTCGAGGTGCCGACTGGCAAGACGGTCGCCGAGGCCATGCCGTTCATCGCCACCTACGCGGCCAGGTCCATCATCAACTGGGACACCGGCGTCTCGGAGCAGGGCGAGCGGAGGATCGAGCTGGTCGCCCTGGACGAGAGCTCCTGGGAGCGCGAGAACACCTTCAACTGGAAGTTCGTCGAGAAGACCAGGCTGCTCATGAGCGACCCGGCGCAGCTCGTGGCGGGCGTCGAGCCCGCGAAGCCCGGCTACCTGGCGGCGCTGCTGCGCGACGGCAGGACCGAGCCCGCGGAGTCCGACTTCAAGGCGCCGAGCATCGGCGGCAAGACCATGGACGTCGTGCCCTTCGTGTTCGTGAACGCGAACGACCTCGTCCCCGACCCCGAGGCCCCGCCTCTGCTCGGCCTGGCCAACATCGCCATCGCGCTGTACAGGGCGGACGCGGACTACCGCCAGAACCTCTTCATGCAGGGCCAGGACACGCTCGTCATCATCGGCGCCGAGGACGACGCCAAGAAGCTGCGGACCGGCGCGGGGGCGATCATCGACCTGCCCGCGAGGCCGGGGGCCGACGCGAAGTACATCGGCGTCGGGGCCGAGGGCCTGGACGCGCAGGAGAAGGCCATCGACAAGCTGCTCCAGATGGCGAACGAGCGCGGCACCAAGCTGCTCGACTTCGACGCCGGCTCGGACGCCTCGGGCCAGGCCCTCAAGGTCCGCGTAGCGGCGAGGACGACCACGCTGCTGTCGATCACGAAGACCGGCGCCGAGGGCCTCGAGATGGCGCTCAAGCACTCCGCCACCTGGCTGGGTCTCAACCCCGAGGAGGTCGAGGTGACGCCCAACACCGAGTTCGCCGACCAGGTACTCACCGGACAGGACCTCGTGCAGTTCGCCACCGCCAAGAACCAGGGCCTGCCGCTGAGCTGGGAGAGCATCCACGCCCTGCTCGTGCAGAACGACATGACCACCCTCACCTACGAGGAGGAGATGGACAAGATCGAGGACGAGGCGCCGCTGCTCGGCGCGCCGAACGTCCCCGTGCTCGACCCGAAGACCGGTGAGCCCATGCTCCACCCGACCACGGGCAAGCCGCTCACCGAGCCCGCGCAGAAGCGCGGTGCTCCCGGCAAGCTGCCTCCCGAGGAGGAAGACGCTGGTCCCGGGGGCAAGAAGCCGGGGGCTAAGAAGGTCGCCCAGGCCAACGGCAACGGACAGGGAAGCCAGCAGTGAAGCCCTTCACGACAGACGGATGCTCCGGCGGGATGACCTGGCTCTGGCGCCTGGTCCTCCGGCGCGACCCGCCGTGGCAGGACCTGTGCGTCGAGCACGACAGGGCCTACTGGCGTGGCGGCACCGCCGAGCAGCGCGTCGCGGCCGACCTCGCCCTCGCGAGGGGAGTGATGGACCGCGGCTTCCCGGTCATGGCCGCGCTGATGTGGCTCGGCGTCCGGGTCGGCGGAGCGCCATGGCTTCCGCTGCCGTGGCGCTGGGGCTACGGCCACCCGTACTTCACCCCCTACGTGGGCTTCTGACACATGGCCACCTCGAACGAGAGCCTGCGCGACGCGCTGATCCGGCACCAGGTCAACCTGCAGAGGCTCGGCGTCGGCCTGACGCGGGAGGCGCTTGGGATACTCGACCGGACCGAGGCCTCCATCGTGGCCGACATCCGCGAGGCGCTGAGGAAGGGCGCCACCGTGGAGACGTCGGCCGGGCTGAGGAGGCTCGAGTTCCTGGAGGACGCCGTCCGGGCGATCCGCGGAGCGGCCATGGACAAGGTCACGTCCAACCTCTCGGACAGCATGCAGGACCTCGTCAGGCACGAGGCGGAGTTCTCCGCGCGCACGCTCGACGTCAGCAGCCCGGTCGAGCTCGACCTGGCGCTGCCGGCGACCTCGACACTCGAGGCGCTGGTCACCAGGGGAGCATTCGAGGGCAGGACCCTGGAGAGCTGGTTCGAGGGCGTCGCCGAGGCGGACACCCGCAAGGTCATGGACGCGGTGCGCGTCGGCCTCACCCGGGGCGACAGCGTGGACGACATCGTCAGGCGCGTCGTCGGCAGCCAGGCCCAGGACGGCCTCGACGGCGCGACGAACATCACCAGGAACAACATCGCCTCACTGGTCCGCACGGCGGTCAACAGCTACAGCAACCAGGCCCGCGACCTCACGTTCAGGCAGAACGCGGACGTGATCGGCGGCGAGGTCTACACCGCGACGCTGGACAGCAGGACCTCGCCGATCTGCAGGTCGCTGGACGGCAAGCTGTACCCGGTCGGCGAGGGCAAGTTCCCGCCACAGCACTTCGGCTGCAGGTCCATCCGCGTCGCCGTGCTCTCGGCCACCGCGCTCGGCGACAGGCCGATGAAGCCAACGACCGAGAGGCAGCTCGTGACCGAGTACTCGGACCTGAACGGCCTCGACGCCAGGAGGCGGTCGGACCTGCCGCGCGGCAGCAAGGGCGACTTCGACGACTACGCCCGGAAGCGGGTGCGTGAGCTGGTCGGCACGGTCCCTGCCCACACGACCTACCAGGACTTCCTCTCCAGGCAGTCGGCCTCGTTCCAGGACGAGGTCCTCGGCGTCACCAAGGCCAAGCTGTTCCGCAGCGGGGGCCTCAAGGACCTGACGAAGTACGTCCACAGGAACGGCACGGAGCTGTCGCTGTCGGAGCTGGCTGACAGCTACGCCTCGGCGTTCAGGAAGGCGGGCCTCGACCCGTCCAAGTACAGGGTGGAGTGACATGAGGAACGTGGAGACGAGCCTGATCGCGAGGACCGACGCGCCGAACTACCTGGCCGCGCACCACGAGCACGGCCGCGCCTACGTGTCGGTCGTCGACGAGTTCGGGCAGAGCGCCTCCGTGCAGATGGAGCTCGCCGACTTCGTGAGGTTCTGCAGGGACAGCCTGAAGCGGGTCCGCGAGGCTGGCACAGAGGTACCGGAATGAGGGCGTGATGCCCGCATCGTCGGCAGGGTGATCCTCCCGACGTCAATGGAGAAGTGAGACAATGGCGAAGATCAAGCTCAGCTACAAGACCGCCGAGGAGATACCGGCAGGGTACGAGAAGCTCTACGAGGAGGTCGAGGGCGAGTTCCGCCTGACCGGCGTGGACGGCCTGAAGAGCCAGGAGGACGTCACCCGCGTCCAGAACTCCCTGGTGAACGAGCGCCGCGACCACAAGAAGACGAAGGACGCGCTCGCCGCCATCCAGTCCGTGATCCCCGAGGGCATGACGCCCGAGCAGGTCGTGGAGAAGCTGGACAGCATCGACGAGCTGGAGGCCAAGGTCGCGGCCGGCGGCAAGGAGGGCAAGGTCGACCAGGACGCGATCGACCGCATCGTCGAGACCCGCGTGAAGCGCGCCCTCGCCCCTGTCGAGCGCGAGCGCGACACCCTCAAGACGAAGGTCACCGAGCTCACCACGGCGAACGAGAGCCTCACCACCGAGAAGAAGACCGGCAAGATCGAGGGCCAGCTGCGCGCGGTCGCCACCGACCTCAAGGTGATCGCCCCCGCGCTCGAGGACGTGCTGCTCAACGGCCGCTCGGTGTTCGAGCTGGACGAGGCCGGGCGCGTCGTGACCCGCGACGGCATCGAGGGCCTCACCCCAGGCCTGGACCCGAAGGCCTGGCTCACCGACATGCAGGACAAGCGTCCTCACTGGTGGCCGACGAGCGAGGGCGGCGGCGCGAACGGCTCCGGCAAGAACATGCCGGCCGGCGGCAACCCGTGGAGCGCCAAGAGCTGGAACATGACCCAGCAGGGCGCCTACCTCAAGGAGCACGGCGCCGAGAAGGCCCAGCAGATGGCGCGCCAGGCCGGCACGACGGTCGGTGGGCCCCAGCCCAAGGCGGCCTGACCCCTCGAGCGTCACGGCGTGGGCCGGCGGTCATCCGCTGGCCCATGCTGGTTCACGGCGGCGACTTCTCGGTGTACTGGTCTACCAACGCGATGGTCCTGCGCGCGCGTCCGCTCCCCATGTGGGGTAGCAGCGGACGGGCCAGCACCGGGTGGGAGGCGTGACGCCGGACCCGACCGAGGCCTGAACGGCTGAGACAGCGGATAGTCATCCAACCTCCCACGGAGAACGCCAACATGGCCGTCACCAAGATCAGCGACGTCATCGTCCCTGAAATCTTCACCCCCTACGCGCAGACCCGCACCGAGGAGAAGTCCGCGCTCGTGCAGTCCGGCGTCCTCGCCCGAGACGCGCAGCTCGACGGCCTCCTGGCCGGAGCGGGCCTCACCTTCCACGTCCCGTCCTGGAACGACCTGGACCACGGCGACGAGGAGAACGTGTCGAACGACGACGACACCGACGACAGCGCGCCCTCGAAGATCGCCGCGCTCGAGGAGATCGGCGTCCGCCTCTCCCGCAACAAGTCCTGGTCCTCGATGAAGCTGGTCTCCGCCCTCTCGGGCGCCGACCCGATGCAGGCGATCGGCAACCTGGTCGCGTCCTACTGGACCGGCCGACTGCAGGCGGCGTTCATCGCCACCACGCAGGGCATGTTCGCGGACAACGCCGCCGCGCCCTCGGCCAGCGAGCACGTGCAGAACGACCTGACGGTCGACATCTCCGGCGCCTCCTACGTCGCGGGCACGACCGACTTCTCGGCCGAGGCCTTCATCGACGCGTGCACCACCCTCGGCGACGGCGCTGCTGGCGTCACCGCCGTGGCCGTCCACTCCATCGTCTACGCCCGGATGCAGAAGAACAACCTGATCGACTTCATCCCGGACAGCGACGGCAAGGTGAACATCCCCGTGTTCCTCGGCCGGCGCGTCGTCGTCGACGACGGCATGCCGAACCCCGCTGGTCGCGGCGCCGCTCAGACCGCCTCGGGCATCTACCACACGTGGCTGCTCGGACCGGGCGCGTTCCGCCTCGGCGTCGGCTCCCCCGAGGTGCCGACCGCGGTCGAGCGCAAGGAGGCGGCCGGCAACGGCGCTGGACAGGAGACCCTGTACTCCCGCGTCGAGTGGATGATCCACCCGGTCGGCCACCGCTACGAGGGCACCCCCGCGAAGGGCGGCCCGTCGAACGCGTCGACGACCAACAACCTGGCGAACGCGGCCAGCTGGAAGCGCGCCTACCCGGAGCGCAAGCAGATCAAGGTCGCGCGGCTCATCACCCGCGAGAGCTGATCGCCGACAGAGTGAATTGACGGACGGGCCGGGCTGGCGACAGCTCCGGCCCTTTCGGCTAGGAAGACATAAAAAGGGAACAAGCCGCCATGGTATACGCTCGCCACCGCCGCCACTCCGACAAGACGATCCGGCACTCGAACAAGCTGAAGGCGTTCATCTCCACGCAGAACACGCGGCTCTCCGAGGGCGCGGTCAAGGCGACGAACACGCTGAGCATGCCGACGAACCCGACGAACGGGCAGACGGTCACCATCGACGGCAAGGTCTACACCTTCCAGACCACGCTCACGGGCGTCGACGGCAACGTGCACATCGGCGCGACCGCCGCGGACTCGGTCATCAACCTCTTCTACTCGATCAACAGCCCCGAGAACGGCGGCGCCCCGGGCAGCGACTACGCGCTCCAGATGACGGACCACCCGACTGTCGAGACGCTCGGCACGATCGCCACCGCGCCTCCGGTCGGCACGGACATGATCGTGCGGGCCAAGACCGCTGGGGTGGGCGGCAACTCGCTGGCCGCGTCGACGAACGTGACCGGCGCCTCGTGGGCCGGGGCCAACTTCGCGGGCGGCGCGGCGGCGTCCGCCTTCGACGCCAAGCGCTCGCTCAAGAGGAACACCGCGGACGAGATCGAGCGGGCGACCGACAAGGACAACCTGGCATGAACAAGATCGGATGTGTTGAGCTGGCTTCATACGAGGCCACTGGAAAGAACGGCAGCGACGAGTTCACGTTCGCTGCTGGAGCTCCTCCAGGCGATGGCTCTGTTGGTCTCGCGTTCCTGACGATCGACCCGGCCTTCGGGGAGTTCTCCGTCAGCGGCAACCCCACTCAGAAGCTTGTCGTCTTCGAGGGCGGTTCGGTTCAGGGCAATATCAACATCCATCCCACGGCTGGGGCCAATTTTGCTGGCTGGCTACCCGTGGGCTGGCGTTTCGTCGTTATCTAAAACCGGCCTGGCGGACCCAGGAAAACGACCCAGCATCTAGAGGACAACTCGAATGGGAAGCGTAACCACTGCAATGCTCGCGTCTGCGGGCGCACAGGTCTTCGAGACGGGCTACGGCAAGCGCCGCTCCGTCAAGGTCAAGTTCTCCGACTACTTCGTCGCCGCGGTCGACGACACGGGCGTCGACGGGCGCATCGCCCTCAAGATGTTCTCGCTGCCCGCAGCGCTGCTCGAGGTTAAGGCTGGCCTCATCACCGGCCTCAAGCTGGAGACGAAGGGCGGCAACGGCACCACGACCGGCATCTTCGCCGCGTTCGACGGTGACGTTGGCGTCGGCACGGTGGCCGCGGCCTCCGGCGCCACCCTGGCCACGACCGAGCAGAACATCGTCCCGACGACCGCGACGACCCAGGCTGTCGCGGGTGTCTCGACGACCGCGAAGGCCGTCGGCACCACGAACCTCGGCATCGTCGACGCGACCGCGGGTGTGCAGGACATCTACCTGAACATCCTGATCGACGACGCAGACCACGACATCGCAGCTGCTTCGGGCTGTGGCCTGAAGATCAGCGGCGAGTTCGAGATGAACTTCGAAATCCTCGGCGACTAAGAGGCTGACGTCCAGGGCTGGGTCGCTCCAGCCCTGTGGTCAGCCCCATGCGGGGTCTGAACCCAGGAGAGACATGTGAAGATCACGAAGCAGGAACTCATCGACGGTCTGGCGGCGCTGGACCCGAAGGCGGATGCCCACTGGACCGAGGAGGGCGCCCCTGCCCTGCAGGCTGTCCAGGACACACTGCTCGACGACACGATCACCCGCGAGGACCTCAACGAGCACGCCAACGGGTTCACCCGGGAGGTTGCGGCCGATGCGATCGTCCAGGCCGACGTCAAGGCGAAGGTCGCCGTGCTCAATCTGCAGAACGCTCCGGACCTTGCGGGCGTTGATCCGCTCGGTGCGCCTGGCCCACTCGACGGAGAGGATCAGGGCGGTGGCAAGGAGGAGCTCGAGGCGGCGGTCCTGAGCGCCAAGCAGGCCCTCGAGGACCACGACGCGGCCGTGGCGAAGGCCAAGCTGAGGCGGGATGAGCTGGTCGCTGTGGCCGACCGGGCCATCCGCGCACGGGACGCGAAGTACCCGCCCATGAACTCGGCCGAGGCGATACAGCACTGGCTGGCCAGCGAGGCGCGGAAGCGCGAGGCGCGGTCGAGCCAGGTCGTGCAGATGGCCGCGCCGAAGTCCCCGCTGGACCAGTCCATGGCCCGCCGCACGGGACACGGCCACGGCCGGAAGTCAATCCCCCTGATGGCGGGCTGAGGCCATGACGGCGGCGCGTCAGGCGGCGTTCTACTACTCGAGGCGACGGCGCAGGCTGCAGAACGCCCGCACAGTCGTGTTCGTCACGCCGCGCTCCGCCTCGATATCGGAAACGGCCTCCACGGCCTCAGCGCGCTTCATGTCGGGCGTGACCGTGCTGGACAACCGAGAGGGCGTGAGCGTGCTCTCGCTCTCGGGGGCCGACGCGTCGGACTTCCAGCTCGACGGCCTGAACCTAGAGCTGAAGTCCGGCGTGACACTCACGGCTGGCACCCCCAAGGTGGTGTCGGTAGACGTCGCGAACGCCGTCAAGGGCGACGCGAGCCACCTATTCACGCTCACGGTGACCTGATGCCCGCAGCCTTCAACGTCCAGAACGACACTGCGACCACGGTAGACGCGAACGCCTACATCACCACGGCGTTCATGCGCCAGTACTTCCTCGACAGGGGCAAGGACCTGTCGGTCTCCCCGATCTACACGGACCCCCAGCTCCAGGTGGCCATCGTGGTAGCGACCGACTACATCGACACGCGGTGGCGGCACCGCTTCGCGGGCCAGCCGCTGCTCTCGGCCACGACCGGCCAGCCGACGGAGTGGCCGCGCACGAACATCACCGACGACTACGGCGTGGACATCGTGGGCATCCCCGTCCCGCTGAAGAAGGCCTGCGCGGAGTACGCGCTGCGGGCCGCGGCGAACGGTCAGCTCGTCTCCGACGCCCCGCTCCCGATCGTGGGTGGCGAGCGTCAGCCGACTGGCGAGGTCCTCGAGACCTCTGTCACCGTCGGTCCGATCACGGACAGCAAGAAGTACGGCGAGAGCTACGGCGGCTACGGCAGCGGCACGCAGACCACGGACGGCTGCCTGCTGCCCGAGATACCGGCGGCCGACATGCTCATCGAGTACCTCCTCGACGGCTCGTCGAACCAGAGGAAGGCTATCCGGGCGTGAGCTACAACTACGCACCACTCGCCGCCAAGGCCGTCGCGCTCATCGCCAAGTATGGCAAGACCGTGACGCTGGAGTTCACTCCGCTCACGACCGCCGATGCCAACAAGCCGTGGCGCGGTCCGGGCGGAGCGGCCGTGACCACCAAGACGCCGAAGGGTCTCACCTCCACGTTCGAGAAGGACGAGCTCGACGGCGAGCGGATCAAGGTGACGGACATCAAGCTGCTAATCGCTGGACAGGACGCCGAGATGTCCGGGGTGGACATCGACCGAGCCACGCGCTGTCAGGTCTCCGGGGTTTGGTACGGAGCCTCTGACGTGTCGCCGATCGAGCCCGGGGACACGAAGATGCTGTACACGCTGAGGCTGCGACAGGGATGAGCCTAACGCTCGCACAGGCAAGGGACGAGATCAGCAACGCCCTCAAGGCGACGGTGGACGCGTACAACGCGTCCAACCCCGACGTCGACATATTCTGGGAGGACGTGGAGAAGGCTGAGAAGGGCGCGAGGGACGCGCACCTGAGGGCCTTCATCAAGTTCACCGACGGCGATCAGATGACGCTAGGAAGTGTTGGGTCGCGCAGGTTTATGAGGGCAGGCGTCGTGATCGTCCAGGTCATGACGCCCTTCGGAGACGGGTTTACACTGGCTGACACGCTGGGTACTGTCGCCCGAAATGCCTTCGAAGGGGTCTCCACGCCGAACGGCGTGTGGTTCAGGCGGACGGCGGTCAAGAGCGTAGGCAAGACCGGCGGCTTCCAGCAGACCAACGTGACGGCGAACTTCGAATTCACAGAACGCAGGTAAGGAGCCTCCCATGGCGACGAACGTACTCAAGATCGACAGCAACCAGACCGAGCTGCGCATCGCGAAGGAGGACACCATCGGCGTCCTCCCCGCCACGCCGGTCTGGGTCCAGTACGACCCAAACAGCTACGACGACTTCGGCGGCGAGATCACCACCGTCGCGCGCAACCCCATCAACTCGAGCCGTCAGCGCAAGAAGGGCGTCGTGACCGACCTCGAGGCGTCGGGCGGCTTCGAGATCGACGTCACCCAGGACAACCTCCAGGAGCTGATGCAGGGCTTCCTGTTCGCCGCCGCGCGGACGAAGGTGGAGCTCTCCGTCTCCTCAGTCGACGGCACCGGCAATGACTACCAGCCGACGTCCGGCGGCGCGGGCTACTTCGCCGGGAACCTGCTCTTCGCGAAGGGCTACCTCAACGCGGCCAACAACGGCCTGAAGGTCGTCACCGGCACGCCCACCGGCACGAGCGTCGCCGTCACCGACACCGCCCTCGTCGACGAGGAGGGCGCCACCAACGGCGTCATCTCCCGCGTCGGACACGTGTTCGGGACCGGCGTCGCCTCCATCGACGCCTCCGGCGCGCTGCCGAAGCTGAACATCTCCGGCGTCGTGGCCGCGTCGAGCGTCTTCACCACGACCGGCACGTTCTCGAACGGCGAGACCGTCACCATCGACGGCAAGGTCTACACCCTCCAGACCACGCTGACCGACGTGGACGGCAACGTGAAGATCGGGGCCTCGACCGAGCTGACCCTGGTCAACCTGCGGAACGCGATCAACCGCAACGGCCTCGGCGTGCCCGGCGTCGACTACGCGACGTCCACTACCGCCAACCCGGACGTCACGGCGGTGAACGACGCCACGACCCTGACCGCCACCGCGATCATCGCGGGCGTGACCGGCAACGCCATCACGACGGCCGAGGTCTGCGCGAACGCCTCTTGGACCGGCGCGACGCTGGCCTCGGGCGCGGGTCACTCCTTCCTCGAGTTCGGCCTCGTGGCCGGCGAGTTCGTCTGCCTCGGCGACGACGGCACGAACCAGTCGTTCGCGACGGCCGCGAACAACGGGCTCAAGCGTGTGCGCGAGATCGCGAACTCCTCGCTCACGTTCGACAAGAGCACCCTGGCCATGGTGACCGATGCCGGTACCGGCAAGGACATCCGGGTCGTCATGTCGCGGATCGTGAAGAACGAGACCGGCTCGCTCGTCGTGCGCCGCTCGTACCAGCTGGAGCGCTCGCTCGGCGCCCCAGACACGACCCAGCCGACGCAGATACAGTCCGAGTACCTGACCGGCTCGATCCCCAACGAGTTCGAGCTCAGCGTGCAGCAGGCCGAGAAGGTCGTCGCCACCGTGAGCTTCATGTCCCGTGACCACGAGACCCGGACGGGCGTGCAGGGCTTCAAGTCCGGTACGCGGCCTGTCCTGGTCGACGCGGACGCCTTCAACTCGACGTCGCACGTGGCGCGCATCTCGCTCGCCGAGGTCGACCCCGCGAACGAGGCGCCGACCGACCTGTTCGCCTTCGTCATGGACATGACGCTGTCGATCAACAACAACGTGTCGGCGAACAAGGCGATCGGCTTCCTGGGCGCCTTCGACAACACGGCGGGCACCTTCGAGGTGTCGGCCGAGCTGAACGCCTACTTCGCGGACGTCGCGGCGATCCAGACCGTGCGCGACAACGCGGACGTGACGCTCGACATCACCTTCGCCCAGGCGAACAAGGGCATCACGATCGACCTCCCGCTGGTCTCCCTGGGCAACGCGCTCGCGGACGTCCAGCAGGACGAGGCGATCATGATCCCCATCACCGCTGACGCGGCGACCGCCGCCAAGCTGGACCCGGACCTGAACCACACGATGATGATCCAGTTCTGGGACTACCTGCCGACGCTGGCAGCCTAAGGAACTACGAGGGGTCGGAACCTTGGGCCGGGGCGGAGACGCCTCGGCCCATAACCTCAAGAGGACTATATGACTATCGCAAGCGCATACGCACTGTTCGAGAGCAGCGCCGAGGCCGAGGCCAACGGCGTGTGGATACCGATCGGCCCCTTCAAGTTCAAGATCGCGCGGGCCGGCGGGGGCAACCAGGCGTTCTCGAAGGAGGCCATGAAGCGGTTCAAGCCGTTCCAGGCCGCCATCAGCAACGAGACCATGCCGAAGGAGATCGCCGACCAGATGGTGATCGACATCTTCGTGGACACCATCGTCCTCGACTGGAAGGACGTCGGCGACCGCGAGGGCAAGCCGATCGAGTTCTCCAAGGAGGCGGCGAAGACGCTGCTCACCGAGCTCCCCAACCTGTTCCAGGAGCTCCAGGCTCAGGCCCAGAAGACCGGCAACTTCCGCAAGGAGAACCTCGAGGCCGCAGAGGGAAACTGATCCGGTGCCTTCTCGAGGCCCTCGAGACGTCACCCATAAGGGACCGCATCGTCGTCCAGGCGGTGCGGTCCGGACGGGCCATCCCACCGCGCCTCCTGGAGCCTCCCCCAGAGGTCAACCCAGGCCTCGAGATGTACATGAAGGCGTTCTGGGACCTGTGTGACGACCGCTACCAGGTAGGGCACAAGATACCCTGGACGGCGGTCCAGAAGTGGTGCGAGGCAAACGAGATCGACCGCGAGGAGCACCTAGACGTCCACACCCTGGTCACCAAGCTGGACATAACGTACCTGAAGTGGATGCAGGAGAAGCAGAAGAAGCCGTCCAGGCAGAGGAACGCCACGCCGATCGCGCCGAAGAGGAAGCATGACGCCCGCCCAGTTCAATAAGAGGATGAAGAAGATCGGGGCGCTCGTCACCGAGAACGTCGGCGCGGGGCACCGCGCCACCGCGCTCGTCGTCGACCAGGCTGTGGTCCTCGCCACTCCGGTCGACACCGGACGCGCCCGAGCGAACTGGCGGGCGTCGTCCGGCAGCTCGGACTTCAAGACGTACGAGAGCGTCGACTTCAACTCTGCGCTGACCCAGGCCAGGGCGGTCATCGAGGGCGACAGGACCGGCGTGATTTACATCACCAACAATCTGGACTACATTGGCAGCCTCAACGACGGCTCATCCGCGCAGGCTCCCGCTGGCTTCGTGGAGCAGGCCGTTCAGATCGGCCTCGTCGCGGCCGCGAAGATCAGGGCGCTGAAGGGGGCTTAGGTGACGACTGAACGCATCGAGATCGTAGTCTCCAAGACCGGCGACAAGGAGGCCAGCAAGGGCCTCCAGGACATCGGCGGCAGCGCCGAGGCCGCGCAGAAGCCCGTCGACGGGCTGAACTCCTCCCTCGGCTTCCTCAAGACGACGCTCGCCGCCCTCGGTATCGCTGGCGTTGTGGCCGAGTACGTCAGGCTGACCGACACCTTCACGGGCATCGTGAACCGCCTGAAGCTGGTCTCCACCTCCGGCCAGGACCTCGTCAACACCGAGAAGGCCCTCTTCGACAGCGCCAACCGGACCCGCTCCTCCTTCGAGGAGACCGCCAACCTCTACACCAAGCTGGCGCAGAACGCCGGCTCGCTCGGCATCGAGCAGAAGTCCCTCATCCCGAACATCGAGACCATCAACCAGCTGATCGCCATCTCGGGCGCGTCCGCGACGGAGGCGAGCGCGGGCCTGCTGCAGTTCTCGCAGGGCCTCGCGTCCAACCGGTTCCAGGGCGACGAGCTCAGGTCGGTCCTCGAGAACCTCCCCGCGCTCGGCCAGGCGATCGCGAAGGGCCTCGGCACCACGACCGCTGGCCTCCGCAAGATGGGCGAGGAGGGGCAGCTCAGCGCGAAGCTGGTCCTCGACGCGCTCAACAAGCAGGCCCCAGAGATCGCGAAGCAGTTCGCCACCATCACGCCGACAGTCGGCAGCGCCATCCAGGTGATGAAGAACCAGCTGCTGCAGTTCGTCGGCGTCTTCGACCAGGCGAGCGGCGTCAGTGGCAAGGTCGCGCAGGCCATCCTGTTCGTCGCGAACAACTTCATCACGTTCACGAAGATACTGGGCCTGGCGACAGCCGCCGTGGTGGCGTTCTACACCGCCATGGCGGTGCAGGCCGGGTGGACGGCGTTCTCCGCTGGCATCGCCGCCGTGACGGCGCGCATCGCCGCGGCGAACGTGGTCCTCGGCTACGCGGGGCTGCAGCTCAGCCTGTACCAGAAGGCCTTGATACTGATCCAGGGCCCACTCGCTGCTGTCCGCGCAGCGTTCGTCGCCCTCTGGGCCGTCATTGCCGCCAATCCGTTCACGATCATCATCACCGTCATAGGCGCGGCGGTGGCGGCGCTGTACCTCTTCGGCGACGCCGTCAAGCTGACCTCGGATGGCTCCATCACGGCGTGGGGCGCGGTGGTGGGCATCGTCACCACCATGTGGGACCTGCTGAAGCAGCTCGCCTCGTGGGTCGGAACCGTGCTCGGCCCCATCTTCACCGTGATCGGCCAGACCATCGTGGCCGTCTTCACCGCCATCTTCAACGCGGTGAAGGCGGTCGTGGACCTCGTGGCGATGTTCATCCCGTCGCTGCAGGGAGCCTCGCTGTCGCTCGGCAGCTTCGGCGAGACGCTCATCAAGAACATGAAGGACGCCAGCAACGTCACGAAGGAGGCGGGCCTGGAGGCCAAGAACTTCGGCGACACCTTCAAGAGCGCCGGTGACCAGGTCGCGGCTAGCGCAGACGGCATCGGCAAGAGCGTGAAGTTCGCCGCCGACGGCATGACCCAGCTCGGCCGCGTGACGGCGGACGCCATCCCGCCCTTCGAGAACCTCGTGCGCGCGCAGGAGCGGGCTAACCGTGTGATCGCGGAGGGCAAGCGCCGCTTCGACGAGAACCGTGCGGCCGTGGACGCGAACCGAGAGGCCCTCAAGCAGCTCGAGTTCACGACACGCGACGCCATGGGCAACATCATCAAGTATTCAGGTGCAGCGGACGCGCAGACCGGCCGGCTGTTCAGCAACATCCAGTCCGGCGCGGCGGCGGCGGAGAGCAGCCTCGAGAGCCTCGCTGGCAGCTTCGGCGACGTGGCCAGCGCAGCCGCGTCCTCTGGCGGTGGAGGTGGCGGCGGGAGCAGCAGCGCCGACGCGACGATCACCACGTTCTACTATGCGGACCAGGCGAGCGTCCGTCAGTCCTCCAAGACGATGGGCGGAAGCCAGGAGCAGGCGGACGCTGTCATCAGGGCGATCAACGACGTCGAGTTCTTCTACGGCACGGGCCTCGGGCCCGGTGCGATCGACCGGCTGTACAAGACGCTCGCGAGCCTGAAGCCCGAGGTCGCGAAGACTTGGACCCAGGCTTACCCCTTCCTGAACACCTACATGGCGGGGCAGGGTCTCCCAACCTTCAGGCGCGGCGGCTCGTTCGACGTCGGCGGCAACGGCGGCCCGGACAGCCAGCTCGTACAGTTCATGGCCTCGCCCAACGAGAGCGTCACGGTTGAGACGCCGGCGCAGCGCAGGCGACGACTGTCCAGCAACGGTGGCGCGAGTGGTCAGAACAAGACCGTCGTGGTCAACATGAACGTGCAGACGCCGGACGCCAACAGCTTCAACCGCAGTAAGAACCAGACCTACCTGGCTCTGAAGTCCAAGCTTGCAGGAGTTTAAGGGATGACCTTCCACGACGTCAGGCTCCCGGAGGAGGTAGAGAAGGGCGCGACCGGTGGTCCGCTCTTCCACACCACCGTCATCGACCTGGCCAACGGCTCCGAGCAGCGCAACGCCGACTGGAGCGAGGCGAGGCACGAGTGGGAGCTCTCCTACGGCGTCCAGGACAAGGACGACTTCGCTGCGGTGAGGTCGTTCTTCTTCGCCCGCCGGGGCATGGCCCACACGTTCCGCTTCAAGGACTGGTCCGACTATGACCTGGTCGACGAGACCCAGGGCGTCGGCAACGACGTCAACCTGCAGTTCCAGCTCATAAAGACCTATGAGAGCAGCGGGCCGTCCCCATATTATAGGCGCATCACCCGTCCGATCACCAGCGGCATCGTCTGGAAGGTGGACGGCGTGGTCCGTGGGGCCACGCACAACGGCCTCGGGGTGTACACCCTCTCCGGTGCCCCGCCCGTCAACGGCGCGCTGGTTACCGCCTCCGGCGAGTTCGACATGTGCGTCCGCTTCGGCGTCGACAAGTTCAGTCTCCAGCTCGATACCGACATTGCTGGTTCCATCGGCTCGCTTCCAGTGCTAGAGGTTCGAGAATAATGCGCGCTGCCTCCGCCCAGCTCCAGGCCAGGATAGCGGGCGAGAGCACCACTCTCGCTCGGCTCTGGCGCGTGACCCGGGACGATGGCACGGTCCTACGCTTCACGGACGCGGTCAGGCCTGTCACGATCCAGGTGGCGCCCGACGTGAGCCCGCAGGTCTACCGGTCTGACATCACGTTCACCTCCTCGGCGATCTTCACCTCCAGCTCGTTCGCGAACCAGCAGAGCGTGACCATGTCCATCGTCATGGACGACGCTGGCTTCGGCGAGGGCGATCTGCGCGCGCGACTGTATGACGGCGCGGTAAGCGAGATCATGGTTGTCGACTACGAGTTCCCGGCCTATGGCGTCGTGAACATGTTCAAGGGCATCTTCGGCACGATCACCCTGTCTGACCAAAAGATGGCCCAGATCGAGGTGCAGCCGGCGGACAGCGCGGTCAGTGGCGCAACCATCGGCAACGAGAAGTACTCGCAGACTTGCCGCGCCAACCTCGGCGACGCCCGCTGCAAGATTGACATCGACGCTCTCAAGATCGCCTTCACGGTGGACAGTGTGAGCGGCGGGTCTCTAGTCGCGTCCGAGCTGACCCAGGCCCCTGGCCACTGGGCACTCGGGTACGTCAAGTGGCTCACCGGGGACAACGCGGGCAAGACCTCGCAGGTCGCGTCCAACGACCAGCCGACCACGAGCCTGTTCCTCACCTCCCCGCCGTTCCATCCGATCCAGGTCGGAGACACGGGCGAGGTGTTCCCCGGCTGCGACAAGCTCCGCGCGACCTGTATCGCCAAGTTCAACAACCTCGCGAATATGAGGGCGGAGCCGGACGTGCCTGAGGTTGCCGGCGCGACGAGCGATCTGACACTGATGAACTGGTTTGGAGCCGCCTCGGGCGGTTGGGTGGTGAAGTAAAATGGCCATCTCTTACGGGCAAGGCTGGTATTCCATGCCTGGCTACGGCGTGATGATATCGAACCCGCAGTCTGGCCCGAAGGGGGTGGACTACCGCGGTTCTGTGTGGGGCTCACCCATACCGCTGTCCGCCGGCTTCCGCCGACTGAACGGCGCGGTGCTCTGGGCTGGCCCGCAGCGCCGGACGGAGGAGGTGCCGTCGTACATCCCGCACGCCGACGGCTCGGCCGTGAGCACGGCCATCGCCTGGAACGTGAGGCAGTCGTTCGCCGTCGCCCTCGGCTACCGTCTGAACCCGAACGACTCCGCCCCGCTCGTCAGGCGCATCTGGATCGACGGCGTGTTGGTGTGGGACAACGGCACCGGCTCGCCCGTGGTCTTCAGCTCGGTGGACGAGCGCTACATCCCCGCTGGAGCTCGGAACGCGTCCGGCGTCTGGGTGGTGCAGAGCGGCGCCGTCGGCGACGGGACGATGGTTTTCCCGAACTACAACGAGTCCAAGCTGGTATTCCGCTTCCACGACGGGAACGAGGACCAGATACCGGACCCGGAGATACTGGCCGACAAGGGCTCGCTGGCTCCGTCGTACCGCGGCCTCATGTACATGGTCATCTCTGACCTCATCGTCGCCCAGGGCACCCTGGCGAGGGTGACGCCCGCTCCGGTATTCCCGGCCGTGTCGGTGGAGCTGGCCGACGGCTCCATCACGACCTCGGAGCTCCACAACTTCCGGATGATCGCTGGGTCGTACCCCATACCGTTCTTCGGCCAGGTGAAGATGTCGGACTTCGACCGGCGCCTGATCTGCACTGTCAATCCCCGCCTGAGCTCGGCCCCTTCGACCGTGAACTTCTACGACATGGACACGGCCACACAGCTCTCGCAGTACGTCATCGCGGACGGCGGCGACACCATCGGCGCGACCGATAACTTCTGCACGTGGGACAGGCTCAACGGTATCATCTACACCGCCAGGTCCAACCGCATGGCGTGCTCCCTGTCGGAGACCGGCGTCGTCATCTCGAACTCGCTGGAGGGGGCCATCGGCCCGGCGTCGGCCGACGGCGGCCCCCCGGACGAGGACGAGCCGATGGTGAAGTGCTCGAGCCTCCACCACGGCGCCGTCGACTACGTGGTGAGCGCCAACGACATACAGCCCGTGCTGTTCGCTGCCATACAGGGCGGCTTCGCCATGGCCATGAAGGTCGGCAAGGACGGCACGATGCCGACCTCCGTGCCGTTTGAGTCCTTCTATCAGTCCCCGGGCCAGTTCCCGGCTATCTGCCCGTTTAAGATTTGGGAGAGGGCGGTCGACGAGCACCTGTCCTACCAGGACGTCGCCTTCCTCATCACCACGAGGTGGGTTTTCCTCGGCGGCGGCGCGCCCACCGTCGAGATCGTCTACGTCAACATCACCGCGGGCGTCGCCAAGATACTCGGTCGGCAGCGCATCTACGACGGCGTCCACCCGACGCTGAGCCTTGTCTCGGCCTTCGTTGACGCCGAGGGCCACATCTGCATCAGGGACGACAATGGCGACACCGGCATAACCACATACACCCGGCTGTCCGTGGACTACGGCTCTCCGGACTTCAGCGAGGCTCCTGGCTGGCGAGGCATCTTCCCGAGGGTGGGAGGTCCCCTGTACGATCACAAGCCGGCCAACATGGTCTCAGACGCTTGGGAGAAGAACACGCTCGTCAACTCGGAGCTGAGCGCGGGCACGGCCGTCATGGCCGGCAATGGCATGTTCAACATCAAGGACGGCACCGTGACCGCTATCGGCGCTGGCCTTACCAACTCTGGCGAGCACATCTGGGACAGCCAGGCCGGAGTGCTCTTCTTCCACGGCACCTACGGCGCCGACGAGCTGCCGCTGCAGACCTTCGCGGGCCAGGGCATGCGCTTCAAGCAGGTGTGGAGCGGCATCAACGGCACGATCGGCTCCCTGAGCGCCACGCTGGGCTACCTCGCGACGGCCGCGGGCTTCAGCCTGTCCAACGTCACCATCGACACCAAGCTCACGGACCAGGTGCCGGGTGTCGTCATCACGAAGCCGTACTCCGTGTCGCAGCTGTTCAACGACATCGCCGCGGTGTACGACTTCACGTACTTCAACTCGGGCGGCACCCTGAAGTTCGAGCGCAACTCGAACAATCCCCTGGTCGCCACGGGCCAGCTCACCTTCACCGGCCTGCCGACCGACGCGCAGACCGTCACCATCGGCACGTTCGTCTACCGCTTCAAGAACACGCCCTCGGCGCCGTTCGACGTGAAGATCGGGGTTGACACGAACGTCGCGACGTTGGATGCGGTAGAGAAGACCGAGAAGAACCTGTTCGCCGCGATCAAGGGAGACATCGGCCTGGCGGACAGCGTCGACGGCTTCTTCGCCGGCACCACCGCGCACACCAAGGTGAGCGTGGAGCAGAACATCGACAGCGCCACGCTGTACGGGTTCCGCAAGATCGACATCAGGTCCAACCTGTCAGGTACGGCGGGCAACTCCATCGTCACCACGGAGACGGCGACCAACGTATCGTTCGGGGCCGCCACCCTTACCGGCGGAGAGGAGCCCCCTGTCCCAGTCGCAGACATCACGCTAGCCGACCTGGCGCACGTCTCGGAGAACCAGCTCACTCCGGACGACGCGCTCGTAACCATGATCCTGCCGGAGGGCATGGGGCAGCTCGCTGCCCAGATCAACTACTACGCGCTCGAGCAGACGTACTCGCCGCTCTCACAGGTCTACACCCCGGACAACCGCGGTGACGAGCTGGTGAGCAGCGTCAACACTGTGGTCTACGACCTCCCGTTCGTGATGAGCACGAGCGAGGCGTACGCTCGCGCCTCCAAGACTGCGATCCGCGCTGGCGACAACGTGGTTATGCAGAACTTTCGCCTGCCGCAGTCGTTCCTGCTCCTGGAGCCGACCGACATCGTCACCGTCACGATCGCGCCGTACGCCTATACCGTCAAGCTGGACGAGTGCACCTTCAACGGCGACTTCTCCACGAGCTACACGGCGGCGAACTACCTCTTCCGCACCGACATCCCCGTGAGCGGTAGCGACGTCGGGTCGTCGCTGCCGCAGGACGTGGCCACCAGCAGCGACGCGATCCCGGTGGTGTTGGACACTCCCGTCCTCGACCCGGCGCAGGGCACCATAGCTGGGGCAATCAGCCTCATGGACGGCGTGCGGGCCTACCGCACCGGCTTCCAGTCCGCGCTGCTGAGCTACAAGGAGCTCGACGAGTACATCAACGTCTTCACGACGAGCCAGGACGTGAAGTGGGGCACGTTCGCGTCCATGCCGACGGCTGTCGCCCCCTACTACCGGACCGTCGAGGACAGCATAGACATCGTGAGCAAGACCATCGCGGTATCAGACGTCGCGAGCGCCAGCTACTACGACTTCGTGGCGGGCGTCAACTGCCTGGCCATCGGTCGACCTGGTCACTGGGAGTACGTCTACTTCCGGGATGTTACCTGGCTCAGCGATAAGGTGGTGCGCGTCACCGGCCTTATCCGCGCGCAGAGGGGCACGGACGCCTTCGTCACGCACAACCCGTCCGACGTGGTGCTGCTCGTGGCGAGCGGAGCGGCCAGCTTCAACAGCGCCCTCAGGCCGCAGGCCGCGGACGTCGCCAAGGTGGGCGACGTGTTCACCTACCGCGCGATCGGCGTGCCGAGCACCCGCGACCCGGTCGAGCAGGCGAACACTATCAAGGGCTACGAGCTATATCCCTTCAGCCCGTGTTCGCTGGCGGCAGCTCCTGGCGCCAGCAGTTCCGTGGACCTGAGCTGGGTTCGAAGGGATCGCTTGAATACGGAATATGTTACAAACCCAACGATCCTGTCCGAGACAAGCGAGGCGTACGAGCTGGAAATCCTGTCCGGCTCCACCGTCGTGCGGACCGTCACCGGCCTGACTTCGCCCACGTGGAACTACAGCTCGGCGAACCAGACCACCGACGGCTTCACGCCGCCGGTGACCTCGATCAAGTTCAGGGTGTACCAGATGGGCGAGCTCGGTCGGGGCTTCCCAGGCGAGGAGACTGTCGATGTCAACTAATCTTAACGCGCCACTGCAGACGGGCGGCCAGGCGAACCCTGAGGTCACCCACAACGACGGCATCGGCGCGATGGACGCGGCTATCACCGAGCTCCTCACGGTGGACTGCACCAACAGCGTGTCGCTCACGGACGTCCAGTACCGCAGCGCGTTCAAGTTCAAGCTGACCCCCGTCGGTGTGAGCAAGACCCTCACGCTGCCTGCCATCAAGCGCTGGACGTACATCCAGAACAGCGGGGCCAACGCCATCAACATCGTGAGGGGCGCGACCTCGATCCTGCTCCCGGTCGGCTCGCAGCTGTTCTTCTACACCGACGGCACCACGGACGGCCTGGAGCAGATCAGCACCATTGGCTCTGCCTTCCTGCCACACGACCTGCACATCTTCCTGCCGGGTCTGCCGACGGCCGGCGCGGTCATGCTCCGGTTCAACGCCACGCGCGAGTTCACGCTGCCGATATCGCTGACCGGCTCGATCTTCAACGCCCGCGTCGCCGCCACAGGCACAGCCACGTTCACCCTCAAGAAGAACGGCTCGTCGATCGGGACGATTGTCTGGTCGGCGGCGGGAACGGTCGGCGCGCCGACCTTCGCGAGTGCGGTGACCTTCGCCGTGAACGACATCTTCACCATCGAGGCTCCGAGCCCACAGGACGCGACGCTGGCCGACGTCTCACTCGACTTCCTCGGCACTCGTTAAGGGGTATAATGTAATGGCTATCATCTTCACAGAAGGCTTTGACCTCTACGCCAGCACGACGCAGATGCAGCGCCGGGGCTACAACGTCCCGACTGCCTCGCTGCAGACCGGGCGCTTCAGCGGGCAGTGCTGGCGCGGAGACTTCAACGCCGCCAGCCTGATCCGAGCTCTCGGCGGCTCGTACAACAATCTCTCATTCGGGTTTGCCTTCCTAGTCTCCAACCTGGCGAACGCGTCGACCGGTAAGTCCATCATCTCCCTTTACAATGGAGGTGGCGCCGGTACGGTCGTCTGCAAGCTCGGCGCGGACAATGCTGGCAAGCTGATCTTCGGACGCACCGACTTCACGACGAACAAGATTTGTGAGAGTGCGGCGGGCGTCATTGTTGCCAACACTTGGGCCTACATCGAGTTCGAGCTCGTGCGCGCGACCGGCTCCGGCGGGTCAGTGAACGTTTACTGCAACGGGGCTCTGGTGGCGAACCTCGGGTCCACCAACACGGGCGCCTCGTCGATTGACGCGTACACCTTCAACAGCGAGGGCTGGACCGCCACGGCGCAGTACGACGACATGTATATAACCGACGCGGCGACGAAGCTCGGGGAGATGCGCATCGAGACACTGGTCCCGACCGCCGACACGGCGACCAAGGACTGGACGCGCTCGACTGGCGCGGACAACTATGCGAACGTCGACGACGCGACTATGGACGACGACACGACCTACAACTCCTCGTCGACGGCCGCGCAGAAGGACCTCTTCGACATGGCCAACCTGTCGAGCACACCGGCCAGTGTCAAGGCCGTTGTTCCGATCCTCGTCGCCCGCAAGGACAACGCCGCCACACGGACTGCACGTACCAACTTGAAGAGCGGGGCAACCACAGCGAACGGCACCACCCGAAACCTCGGCGCCTCATATCAGCTGTTCGAACAAATCTACGAGACCAACCCGGACACCGCCGCGGCGTGGACAGGCGCAGAGGTCAACGGCATGCAGCTGGGATACGAACTCGTAGCATAGAGCACTTGGGCACATGACCGTCTCGATCAACAGTATCCACTCCGGCGGGGGCCAGAACTTCTCTGGCGCTGGCATATCAAACAGCCAGGCCGGCACGATCAGCACGAACGGCGAGGGCCAGACCGTCGTCCTGATCTTCGCCACGGCGCGCACGGACACGGCCACGAACGTAACCCGCATCAGCGGCGTGACCGCCACGGGGCTGACCTTCACGGAGGTGTTCGACGAGCTGATCGAGTACAACGTCGGCGGCTCGTTCCCGATCACGAACTGGCACCTGCAGATGTTCGTAGCGCCGGCCTTTGCGCAGGTGACGAACCTAGCCTGGTCCACGACCATGTCGGCGGGCTTCGCGAACCAGATCAGCTGCATCGGCTTCGCGGTCGCTGGCATAGGGAACTACACGGCGCCGTTCGACGGCGAGCTCGACGCCACAGCGGCTGTCAGTTACTACAACAGCGACAGCGACACCGCTCTGGACCAGCCCTCGGTCAACCTGACCACGGGCGACGCGAACACGCTGCTTCTGTCGATCTTCGTCGACAGCGCCCAGGACGGTGACGCCCAGCCAGCCGTGCTCTCCGCCAACACTGGCTACACCGGTGTCGCGAACGTAGCGTCGACGCGGCAGTACGCGATCGGCAACCTGTTCGCGCAGTACAAGACCGTCACCTCGACCCAGGCCGCGGTAGCTCAGGAGCCAGCAGCCAGCACGCGCAAGTTCTGGCAGGCCGTCACGCTCGCGTTCACGGAGACAGGCACAGCGCCAGCCTCGGTCGCTCGCGTCACGAAGGAGGCGGCCGAGGTCCTGCACGATGGCGCCCCGAGTGCCCGCGTCACGAAGGAGGCGGCCGAGGTCCTACACAATGGCGCACCGAGCGCCCGCATCTCGGGAATGTTCGTTGAAGTGCTGCGCGCCGTCGCCATCGGGACGGACCCGACGTCGGACAAGCGCCCAGTCATCTGTGTCATCACCTAGGGAGACTACAATGCAGACTAGCGAGAAGGGCCTGAACGTCATCAGGAGTTTCGAGGGCCGGGCGCTGCGCGCCTACCAGGACAGCGTTGGCGTCTGGACCATCGGGTACGGCAACACGAACTACGACGCCAACGCCGTCGCCAAGATCGGGAAGATCGGCAAGGGCCTTGCGATCAGTCCAGAGCAGGCTGAGAGCCTCCTGATCGAGAGCATCCGCGTCGGCTACGAGCCCGCCGTCAACAAGCGACTGGGCAGCGTCAGTCAGGGCGCGTTCGACGCTGGGTCGTCGTTCCACTACAACACGGGGGCCATCGCCAAGGCCTCCTGGCCGACGGCGCTGCTGCGCGGCGACCTCGGCACGGTACACTCCAGCATCATGGCCTGGAACAAGGCCGGCGGCAACGTCCTCGCGGGCCTGACCCGCCGACGCAACCGCGAGTGGATGATGATTAGCAACCAGGACTATGGTCCTGAGGGGTCGTCCGGCCCCGTCGAGATCGGCGAGAACGGCCGTCCGACCGGCAAGAAGCTTCCCGCGCCTGGCTCGCTCGGCCCGGGAGTTCCTGTCACCCCTCCTGGTCCGGGCATGCTCGGCCTCCACGACGTCGGGCCCGAGGTCAAGGAGCTCCAGCTGTGGCTGGTCGACCTGGGCCTACTCGACAAGTCGAAGCACATCCTGTACGGGACCTTCGACGAGATGACCGAGGACGCCGTCAAGCAGTTCCAGGGCGCACATCCGAACCTCACCAAGGACGGCGTGGTGGGCCCGGCGACCAGGAACGCGATCATCCGCGACGTCGCGGTCAAGAAGAAGGCCAAGACGACCGGCAAGGTTGTCGCGGCGGGAACCGCAGCGAGCGGAGCGGCCTGGGCGGCGTTCGGCGCCAAGGTTGCTACGTTTTTGGCCATCTCCGCGGGTGTCCTGGTCCTTGCTGGCGGCATATACATTGTCTTCCGGTACAGGCACGAGCTCGCTGCCCGCGTGAACCGGATGCTCGGTCGGGAGGTCTTGTAATGGAGTTCATCACGCGCGTCATCAAGCGGGCCTACGCGGCGCTCGAGGGCCTCAAGACCTACATCACGGCCGCGGCCGTGGTGCTCGTCGGCCTGGCCGAGTACCTCCAGGTAATCAACCTGCGGCCGATCCTCGTCTACTTCTTCGGCGAGGACGCGGCCGAGCTGCTCTCCGTTGTCATCCTGCCGCTCACGTTCGCCGGCCTGCGATACGTGACCAAGAGCCCGCCAAAGCCGGCGTCGTCGATCAAGGGCGACGTCGACGTGCCGGAAGGGGAGGCCTGACATGCTGTTCTCCATAGGCATGGGCCTCCTCAAGCTGTTCGGTGGCGGCAACGTCGGCAAGCTGATCGAGGGCGTGACCGCCGTCGCCAAGAACAAGACGGACGCCCAGACGATCGACAACCAGACCGGCGCGAACCTCGGGATGGCCTATCTCCAGTCTGTCGAGCGGACGAACCAGATCAAGGCCGAGCGGCAGACCGAGAAGCAGGTCATCTTCGGCCTGTTCATGTTTGCGTTTCCCGCCGGCGTCGTATGGTGGGCCGCGCTTCTGGACGGCCTTCCCTGGTTCGGCCACGTGATCGGGTCGTGGAGGATCGCGGTGCCGCCAGACTTCAAGGACGTGTTCCTCGACATCATCAAGTCCTTCTTCATCGCCGCTCCAGCAACCGCGGCCGTTGGCGCTCTCGCTCGCGCGTTCGGGAAGAGGTGAGCCATGGCCGGTGAGAGCTGCGACGAGGTAGAGGTAATCGCTCAAAGGGCAGTCGAGGGCGTGCTCCAGCGCCTCGGCGTCGATACATCGAACCCGATCAAGGCTCAGGCTGACTTTCAGCGCCTGCGCTCCATCAGCGCGCTGATGGACGACCCGGAGTTTCAGGCCGACTTGGCGTTCATGCGTCGTTGGCGTACGAACACCGAGACGATCGCGCAGACCGGGATGAATGCCTTTGTCAAGTGGTTCGTCGTTGGCGGCCTGGGCCTTCTCGTCCTGGGCACCAAGGACTGGTGGATCAAGCACATAACAGGGTGAGCAATGGCAGCAGTGAAGCAGAGCGGACGCGTCCGGCAGACCAAGCCGACCAAGGTCACCGAGGCGTCCAAGGGAGTACAGCGCTTCTTCCTCACCTCGGCACAGAACAACACGGAAGTCTTTCGAGCGGCCTGGGATAACATCCAGGCCCTCTGCGTTCATTACGACGCCAAGCTGATAGTCAGCCCGTACACCTACATAAAGAAGTACTGGGCGCAGACCGGTGAGGTCAAGCCCGGCTCCGAGAAGGCCAGCGACTACGAGCACGTGTTCTGGGCCAAGGAGGTCGAGCCCTACCTGGTCATCGAGCAGGTGCAGCTGGGCAAGTCCCTGATCTTCTGCGCCGGCATGAACATCCTGCCCACGGCGGTCAACCCGCTCTCGGGCCTCGAGCTCCACACGGGCCGAGCCTCCGCCGTCTACCCCCACGCCAAGATGCAGCTCACGTCCGTCGCCTCCGGCAAGTTCGAGGGCACGAAGCTCATGTACACCACGGGCACCGTGACCAAGCGCAACTACCTCCAGAAGAAGATCGGCCAGACGGCCGAGCCACACCACTGCTACGGCGGCCTGCTCGTGGAGATCAGTGAGGACGGCAGCTTCTTCGCCCGCCAGGTGCAGGCCGACGAGCAGGGAGTGATCCACGACCTGGATGTGCGCGTACAGGGCGGAGTGGTGACGACCCACAACCCCGTCGAGGCGATCACGTGGGGAGACATCCACGCCTACAAGATGGACCCGGTCGTCTCCGATCAGTGCTGGGGCGACGGCGGCATGCTCGACACCCTCCAGCCCAAGCACCAGTTCTTCCACGACGTCTTCGACATGTACGCCCGCAACCACCACGAGCGCAAGAACCCGCACCGGATGTTCGAGCGCATGGTCATGGGCATTGACCGGATCGAGAGGGAGGCGGACATCACATCCGACTTCCTCAAGAAGGCGGACAGGCCGTGGTGCCGGTCGATCGCCGTCAAGTCGAACCACGACGACGCCTTCGAGCGCTGGCTACAGTCGATGGACTGCGTCGTCGACCGCGACGCCGCGAACCTGATCCTCTGGCACGAGGGCAACCTGGAGTGGTTCCGCCAGGCCGCCCTGGGCAACACCAAGTTCCTGCCGATCGAGTGGCTCCTGCACCGCCACGGCTCTCCGAGGTCGATCCAGTTCCTGCGGGAGGACGAGAGCTACCTGCTCTGCAAGGACGCGCTCGGCCGCAATGCCATCGAGTGTGGGATGCACGGCCACCTCGGCGTCAACGGCGCCAAGGGCTCGCTGCGTGGCTTCTCGAAGATGGGCCGACGCACCAACACGGCGGACAAGCACGCTGCCGGCATCTTCAACGGCGCCTACCAGGCTGGCGTCTCGGGCAAGCTGGACATGTGGTACAACAAGGGCCCCTCGACCTGGTCGCACAGCCACATCGTCACCTACCCCAACGGCATGCGGACCATAATCACGATGTGGAAGGGTCGCTGGCGCGGCTGACCGCACCGCAGCGGGCGCGCACAAATACCGCTAGTCGTATTCCTGCGTTGACAGGGGGAGGCCATTGACTTGGCCTCCCCCTCGATCTATATTGAGGGTACGAACGACGGGGAACAGGTGGTCAGCTCTGAACATTACCCCGCCGTCGGAACGTGTAATGAATGACGTTCTGGTGCACCAAAGGGCGGGGTGATTGACCGCCCAACTGTAGGAGTGACAACATGTCCCAGCGCAAGAAGACCGTCCACGGCTACGTCGAGGGCCTCCTGGCCCGGACCAAGAGGCCATACGCGGAGATCGCGAAAATGGCCCGCGACGAGTTCGACAGCGAGACATCGCCGGCGTCCGTTCGGCACTACGCGTCGAAGATGAGGGCCGACGGACGTACTGTCCGTGAGCGCCCTGTCAGCCGGGAAGCTGCGTTCGCCTAGGCGCAGACGAAACAAAACTTAGGAACCATGAAGTCGAAGGCCCGGGGTCGCTCCCGGGCCTTCTCTGTTTGCGCAGCGCGATGACGGTTCAGTTGTACTTCGCGATGATCGGGTCGATGATCGGCCCCAGCACGTCCGAGAAGTCGCTGACGACGTCGTGGCCGCTGTTGCCGTAGACGAGGTAGACGAAGCCGAAGCGCTCCTTCTCGTTCGCCTTGAAGAGGATCAGGTAGTCCTCGTCCGTCGCCATGATGCTGCGCTGGATCAGCTCCGGGTCGGTCGTCCGCTTGCACGCCCAGTCCTCGCCGTCGTAAACGCGGATGACGAAGTCGCGGCCGATGAGGGCCTTGACGACCTCGTCCGTGATCCGGCGCTCGAGGTCCTGTCGGGCCTTGACCGCTGGGGCCAGCTCGGGTTTGATGTACTGCATGAAGTCAGCCACGTCTAATCTCCTCATCCATCTCCTTGCACAGCGCTCGGAGTTCATCGTCGGTCATATTGGGATCGTCCTCCTGCGGACGATAGCCCACGTTCTGTTGGTACCAGAGGTTGAGGGCCTCGGCGCTCATCCGTTCGAAGCAAGTGCTCATAGCGGCAGAACCTCCACGCTGGTGACGATCTTCTCTCGGTTTGTGCCGCGCTCGAGGAGGACCTTGCCGACGCGACGCTGGAACAGCACCGCGTGGTTCTGAGCCTGAGCTAGGCTCCTCGTCTCGAAGACGTAGACCTCGCCGTCGCGGTAGGTCACGACGACCTTGTGGGTCATTGGCTTGGCCAGCTGCGCGGCGATGAAGGCTTCGATGTTCACAGGATCACCTCGAAGTAAGTCTTGCCAACCCGACGGTCCTTGCGGCGGCGCAGGACGCGCTTGTTCACGAAGAACTGGAGAGCGTCGGTCAGGTCGCCGTCCGACGGCAGGCCGTCGACGATGCGGCTGATGCCCTCGATATCTTCCTTCGTGAAGGCCCTCGTCGCATAGGGCACCATCACGTTGCGGATCATCTGGCGGTAGGGGGACCAGTTGGCCTCGACGTCGAGGATCGCGCGGAACTTCTTCTGTGCTTGGTCTTCGAAGCTGTCGGTCATCTCGGTCTCTCCTGTAGGACATCATGTCCCGTCGTTGATGGATATAGAGTACCCCCTATTCCCAGCGTTGTAAACGAGAAGGCCCCCTGATGGCTAATTCCGGCCTAATACGGGCAATCTTAGGCGTTTACCGTCCGCTAGCCATGTCCACCTGTTCCAGTGTACAAACGCTGGGATAGGGGGTACTCTATATCCACGAACAACGGAGCAACCCAATGACAACCCGCTACCTGATGGCAACGAACAGACTGACTGGCGAGAACACTGTCCACCAGTACCACGAGGACGAGATTTATGAGCTCTTCGGGATGGACAGCACGAAGCTGGACGAGACTGGCTTTCTGGTAACCCAACGGACCGTGTGGACCGATATGGTGCGCGCCACGAACAAGCGCGTCGGACAGTTGAACATGGCCCACTCCGCCAAGGGCATCCGGCTGATAGCCAACCGTTAACCACTGCGGGGCTTCCCCATATACAAGCCCCTCATCCCAGCGTATTGTAATCTCACGAACAACGGAGACACTGTCATGAAGATCGAACTCAGGAAGATCAAGCTGCTCAAAAGCCTCTCGGAAGAGACACCGGCCTACACTGCGGACGTCTACGTGGACGACGTGCTGTTCTGCCACGT